TAAACATACATAATAGTTTAAACAAACTTGGTGCTAAACAACTTTTTACACAAGAACAAATAACTGAACAATCACAGACCATAAACAATGTAGTTGGTACAAATGTAGATTACCAAACAGATATATCTAAGATATTGATGGAACAACAACAGACTACCAATGTACTACAACAAAATCAAGCGGCTATAGGAACTGAAGCTTTTAAACAAGTAGATTTAGGAGCACAACAAACTGAAATAGCAGAACAACGTTTAATGTTACAAACTGGTCAAACAGATTTATCAAAAGCAGAGGTTGACTACGCTCTCGAATTATTAGATATCGCACAAGACAGATTAAACGTACAAAAGAAGATATCTAAAGCTCAAGATATGCAACAAAATGCTACCAAACAATTAATGCAACCAATGGAAGACATTAAGAATAAAGCCGCTGAGTTGGGTGGTATGATGAAAGCTGTATTTGCTAATCCAGCACTCGCTCTTGTTGCTGGTTTAGGTTTAGCCGCTAAACAAATGTTCGATTTATTCAAGGGTGCTCAAAGTCTTAAAACAGAATTAGGTATTAGTGATGAGGCCGCTGTAGGTCTACAAATGCAGATATCTGAAGTATCTATGTCTATGAAAGCGGCAGGAGTTGAAAGTGCTGATGTAGCAGAAGCTCAGATGGCCTTAATAAACAATTTTGGTGGTGTAGCCGCATCTTCAACCGAGTTATTAATGAGTATGGGTCAATTGAAAGCTGACTTTGGTGTTAGTGGTCAAGCCGCTGGAGCTCTAATGGTCACGATGAAAGCTATAGGAGCTGGTTCCGAACAAGCCGCTTTCGCTATGGCCAAAAATGTTGCTTCACTAGCTCAAGCTGAAGGTGTAGCACCAGGTCAAGTAATGCAAGACATAGCTAATAATACTGAAGCTTTTGCTGGATTCGCCAAAGATGGTGGTATGAATGTCGCTAGAGCCGCGATAGAAGCTAAAAAACTTGGTATAAACTTTGATACTGCAGTAAAGATAGCAGATAACTTATTAGATTTCGAATCAAGTATACAACAACAAATGGAAGCTGAGATTTTACTTGGTAGACAATTAAATCTTGATAAAGCTCGTCAACTAGCTCTGTCTGGTGATATAGAGGGTTTACAAAGAGAAGTATTAAAGAATGTAGGTTCAGAATCAGAATTTAATGCAATGAACGTTCTTCAAAGAAGAGCTCTAGCACAATCTATTGGTATTAGTGTAACAGAGTTATCGAAGATGGTAGCTAATCAAGGTAATATAAATAAACAGACGGATACTCAAAATGCTAATATTGCTTTTATGGCTATGATAATGAAAGAAGTACGTGGATTGAGTGCAGATTTAGTTGATATTTGGAAGATGTTAAAACCAATATTTATGATAGCTTTAGCACCTATTGGTGGTATAGTTTTCTTATTAGTTAAAGGACTTAGTATTCTTGCTAGTTGGATTACCTACTTAGATGATATTTCTGGTGGTTACTTGACTCCCTTATTAGGTATAGCAACATCAATCTATCTGATGACTAAGTTAACAGCTAAAGAAGGTCTGTTGGCGTCAATAAAAGGATATGCCATTAGTCTTAAAGATTATATTCTGAAAAAGAAGTCAGCCCTACTTGATAAGGTAAGTAGTGGTTCTGGTAGTGGAGATGGTGGTACTCGTAGAAGACGAAGAGGGGGTAGTGGACTTGATTTTGTAGAAAAGTTAAACCCAGCTAAATTATTAGCCGGAGCAGCCGCTATGTTAATCGTGTCCGCGGCATTATTTGTAACAGCTAAAGCTCTACAAGAATTTACAAAGGTTGAGTTTAGTGACTTGGTTAAGGCTGGTGTAGCTTTACTTGGACTAACATTAGTATTAGTTGCTATAGGAGCTCTAATGACGAGTGGTGTTGGTGCTGTTGCTATTCTTGCAGGAGCGGCCGCAATGTTGGTCATAGCCGCAGCTTTACTCGTGTTAGGGGTTGCTATACAAGCCATAGGAAGTGGTTTCTCAATGTTATCGGAAGGTATAAGTTCATTTACACCAATACTAACTACATTAGTTCCATTAGCTAGTGGAATATTTGTTTTAGCTGGAGCGTTTGGAGCTTTAGGAATTGGAATGGGTGCGTTAGCCATTGGAGCTCTTGCATTACTACCAGCTCTTCCTGTATTACTAGCATTATCGGGAATTGGTATGTTAGGTATGGCGTTAGCAGGTGGTGGTAATTCAGATGTTGCAGAATCAGAACCAATGGTAGTTACTGATATGTCAGTTACCGAAGAAAAATTAGATGGTGTTATAAGTGCCGTACATGCATTAGAATCAACAAATAGAGAATTATTAACAACAATGAATCGTGGAATCAAAGGTTTAGCGGAGGTATAGTATGGGATTACTTGAATTAAAAAGTAAACTAGCAGTTGGAGCTGGACAACCAATGGGTTCACCTACTGGTAATAGTATAGGTTCATCAACAGCACCACAAGCAGTAGACTATTTTCCAAATCTACACGCTACTGGATTTACAATGAATTTCAATGGGCCAGCTTCATTGTTCACATTGAATGGTGTTCCAGAGGTAGTTGATTCAAATCCAATTGGTAGACATACCGCAGGAATGGATATACAAGCATTTAATGTATCGGATATAACTGGTTTAGAAACACCACAATTAATTCAATTTCAACAATCAAGTGTAACGATGTTTACACAAAATACTCAACCATTTGTTCAATCTGATGTAACTTCTTTTCAACAAGAACTTATACAATTTCCACAATCGGATGTAAGTACGTTTACACAAGATACTCAACCATTTGAAATATCAGACGTAACTACATTTCAACAAGAAACGACACCATTTCAACAATCAGATGTTACTTCGTTTCAATCAGATACCGCACCATTTATACAAGGAGATTTAACTACTATAAACTCTGAACTTAGTGGTTTAAATCCATTTTTACAATCTGATGTAACTTCCGTTCAACAAAATACAAATCCATTTGAACAATCTAATATAACTTCATTTCAAGCACCAGAATTAATTGATTGGTTTCAGATTTCGATAGACAACAGCCCTTTAGCTGAAAGAAGTCCAAGACAACCTTTTAATTTTCCAAGTTTAGAAACACCACCATCATTTGACTCTTATAATGCTAATGGAAGAATACCACCAACAGAATTATCAACCGAAGGACAATATGATAAGTTACCTTATAGAGATAATAATGTAATAGGATTTGACCAACCTTTTATTATAAAGGATATTGGTAGTAAAGCGGGAATTGATGCTGTAAGTAGTGTACCTGGTCTTGGTATGATTAGTACAATGATGGGTAGAGCTACTGATGATGTATTTAGAATCGGTAAATTTTTATTAACACCACAAGGTATTATGTTTGGTGCTAAACAATGGTTCTTTCATAAGATGAATACGTTTCCACATACAAGACAATGGAATCCAGAAAGTTTGTTTTCAATAGTTCCAATGGTTCATATACCTACACATGGAAAACCAGGTTCGGTTGTAGTTGGACCAGTAGCAGAAAAGATGCAACCTTATATAGAAGGTTTAGCTAATAAGGGTACTGAAGTAGTTGGTAAACTAGCCGATTTAATTGGTGAAGGAGCTCAAGATGTTTGGACATTTGGTGGAAAAGTTGTAGATTGGGCAGGTGTAAATTTTCAAAAAGGACAACAAATTGTTGCACCACTACTCGATAAATACAAACATTATTTCCCACAAGCAGAACCAAAAGTAACTGAGGGAGCACCAGTAGTTGAGTCTCCAAATAAAGGTATTGATTGGGATAAAGTTAGAGATGTAAGTAAGGATGTGTGGGAGAAGGTAAAAACATCTGCTATCAAGATTGGTAATACAACTACAGATTTAGCACAAGGAGCCTTAGATGCAGGTAAAACTGCTTTATATTGGGCCAGAGGTCAGATAGCTCATCTTACTAGCGATCCAGTAATGGATTATATGAGAAGTCAATTATCTGGTGGTACACATTCAAGACACCAAGATAGTTTAATGGTAATTTGGAAATCTAAAGCAGAAGGAGCTGGTATAGTACCAGGTAGTGCTGATTCAAGAATAGCAATCCCAAGTATGTTGGGTAATGAAGGAGAAGAGAGAAAAATACATTTAAATGCTATGTTATATGGTCTTTCTTCTAAATACACAGAATTAGGTTTACCAGTACATACTAAAGAATTAAAATCTAATTTCGATGTAGCTGGTGATGGTACACCAATATTATGGTTACATCGTGGTATAATGTGGAAACAAAGTTCTGAGACAAGTAATTTATCGAGTGGTAGAATGGATAGACATCCAGCGATAGAACCACAAAAAGCTAGATTCTATAAATTAACAGACTCACCACTAGCTGAAATGATACATCATAGAAACATAGGTAGAGATTTTGCAAATGGTGATAATGGTGTTGATATTATGTTACCACCAACAATTAAGACAGATGATGATATTGTTAAAAGATATGCACTTATGTCCTATGGTCAAATACCAGGAGATATTAATCAAAAATATCAACAAACATTACAAGGTTCTTCCGAAGTAGCTAAAAGTGGATTGAATACACCAGAAGTAGTTGAAGAATTAAAAAATTTAGAGAACGAAGTTGTTAGAAGACAAGAAGGTAGAAAGAAAGTATACGCTTTAGGAACACCAGGAAAACCTGGTATGAAACCAGTAGAAGATACTAAACTTGGTCTGATAAAGAAGGGTGATACTAATAGTTTTAGTAATGAATTAACAGACAAAGTTAACATGACACCATATGGTTCTGATAATTCAGATATGGATTTTATTCCATTTAAATTTAAGGACTTAGTTAATAATAAGTTCATAGTATTTAGAGCAACCTTAGAAGGAATTAGTGATACAATAACACCAGGTTGGAATGAGACTCAATATATAGGTAGACCAGACAAAGTTTATACTTACACTGGTGCAGATAGAGCCATAGGATTTGGTTTCAAAGTTTATCCAATGTCAAAACAAGAGATGATTCCTATGTGGGAAAAATTAAATTATCTTGTTGGTCTTGGTTATCCACAATTTAAATCTGCTGGTGAAACTGGTGGTAGATTAATGACACCACCATTTATAGAATTGACTATTGGTAATTTATATAAAAATACACCAGGATTAATTGATAATATTTCTTTAACAATAGAAGACGGAAGCCCTTGGGATATTGATGTACCAATGCAGTTACCAAAATTTGTGACTGTACAAATTGGATTTAAGTTTATTGGTCAATACGCATTATCAATGACTGGTAAACATTTTGATTTACCTTGGTTAAGTGGTACTGAAGAATTTGGAACTTTTGCTACAGACCCAACAAATAATGAACCACAAGACCCAGTTAGAATTGACCCAGATAGGACTTATGAAGCAATACAAAACTCAGGTAGGGGTAGTTAATGGAAAGATACAAATATAGTAAAGAAAAAATAGACAAAAATGGAAAACGTTCATTTGGTATAACATTGTTCCCAGAGATTCCAATTCAAGATACAGATACATTTCATTTTGCTCGTGACTTTGAAAGATTTGATTGGTTAGCGTATAAATACTATCAAGATTCAACATTGTGGTGGATTTTAGCAAAAGCCAATGGTTACTCACATGAATCAAGACCAAAACCAGGTGATAGGATTCGTATACCAAGAAATATAAGTGTCATATTAGACGAATTTAAAAGAATCAATACTAAACGATAGAGGGTTGTAAGTTGTTAAACTTATCAGAAATACATCCAGACGTTAGAAAAACGTTGCATGAAATTGAGAATGCAATGGTTAGGGATATTTCGCCAAATACACCACAAGCGGGTGTTGGTCAAAAAATAAAAGACATTTATGCTAAATCTACATTCATTAGAATGTTTTCTCCAGTAGATAGTACTTTGGTACAGAAAAAAGATGAAGAGGGAAAGTTAGTTTATTCAGATGAAAATAAAAAGAAACCAGTTTTTGTTAGAAATAGAAATGGTGGTATGAAATTTGTTTCTATAATGGGTGGTGAGTTAGCAAAAGATGACAATGGAAACTTTGTTAACGCAGATGGTTTTAGAGATATGTACGACATGGGAAGATGGGATACTTTAAATGCTACCAATACAAGAGATGGTAAGTTAGCTGATAGATATAGACCATTACCAGGTGTGACTTCTATTAGTGTAGAATTTGCTGGTTCAATGAAAGCTATAAGAAACGCTACAATTAGTTGGACTTGTTTTTCATTTGAAGACATATCAAGATTAACACCACATTTTTTAGCTCATGGTAAACCAGTAGTTTTGGAATGGGGATTCTCATCACTAAAAGATTTATCAGATATTAGATTTATGGATATAGACGCAATATCTAATGGTGACGCGTATAAACAAATACAAGAACAGATATGGTCACTAAAAGGTAAGTACGACGCTATGGCTGGTTTGATTAAAAACTTTGAGTGGAAAACTCGTGAAGATGGTGGTTTTGATTGTACAACAGAAATAACTTCTTTGGGTGTAAATACTTTGGGTCAAGAAATAAAAGGAAGTACTGCTTCAAAACATTCTTCCGATGAAAGTGATGAAGAAACACCAAAGTCTCGAACTATACCAACTTTACCAGAGTTCATAAATCAATTAGAAAAAGAAATACAAGCTTTATGTTCTTCTGGCAAATGGTTTGGTAATTCTTTTCTACCACCAGGAGAACAACCAAATGGTTTGGTAGCGTTTGAAGTTCAAAAGTGGTATGGTGATACTCAATTTGGCCCTTACATAACTTGGGGTTGGATGGAAGACAATATCATAAGTAAGTTCTTAGGAAAAATTAATACAAGTGGTGGTTCAAATCCAGAGGAAAGGGTATTTTCTGATTTTAGAAGTATAATACCAAAGATGAAAGATGGTATACCACAATTAGATGACTTTGAATCTGTTTTAATATCAAACCATGAAAGTTTAGTTACTGCAGATATTTCAGAGTTTATTTTTCCTGGACAATGGCCATTAACTGCTAATGGAGACGATGATTGGGGCGGTGATAGTGAAAAAGTATTGAAATTTTATAATATGTTGGTTGAAAGAAAAGATGTCTTTCCAGATTTTGCAGCCCCAGGAGATGCAAATAAAGGTAGACTAAGAAATATTCTAATTCACTTTGATGTGATAAAACAAGCTTTCAAAGATGTTTTAACAATAGAAGCTGGAATGACCAATATTTTTAACAAATTAAATGCACGATATGGTATTTGGAATTTAAAAATCACCACAAGTAATACTGGTAAAGATGGTAGATGTAGTGTCATTGATGAACATTATACACACCAGAGTGTTAAAGATTTAATTGAAAGCCCAAGTACTTATGATGGTAGTAAAGTTGATGGATTATTATACATATTCAATGTAATGAATGAAAGAAGTATTGTAAAAACACACAATCTTACAGCTAAACTACCAAGTTCAATGCAGACAGCGGCTATGTTCGGAGCCAATACGAGTGGTGAAGCTCCATCTACCGCTGGTAATCCAGGAGCTATAAGACTTGGTAAATTATCTGGACAAACTAAAGATGACTCTATTGGTGATATGAAAATGGCGTGGGAGAGACTTAACTTTGGTAGTGAGAATCCAGAAGACCCAAATGCAAATAGAGGTGAACTAACTTTAGATTCTGGTCCAGAAATAGCTATAAAACCATCAGAAGAAGCAGAAAAAGATAAAGAAGATGACAATTCAGAAGATGAAGCCGTAAAAGCAAAAAACGCCGCTCTAAGAGCCGCTTTTGAACTACAAGAAAAAGAAAAAGTGTTTGTTACTGCATTACAAACAAAAGGTAAAAAAGAGGAAGTTCAATCCTTTGGTGATGAAAAAAAACCAGTCTTCGAAATAGACGATGATGATAGAAAAATATATAACCAATTTGGTATATTGAAAACAAAAGGTACTATAAATTATCAAGAGATTATGAAATCAATATTAACTACTGGTGAAGGGAGTAGTAACTCAAGAAGAGACATATTAGTTCCATTAGAAATTGATATAGAAGTTACTGGGATTGGTGGTATAGTTCCTGGTAATGCTTTTCTTACGAGTTACTTACCAGAAATGTATGATGATTTGGTATGTTTTCAAGCTACTGATATTTCACATAATATAGGAACTGATGGTTGGGTTACTGGAATAAAAGGTTTGATGAGATGTGCTAGTACAACAGACTCAGAAGCAATTGCACTATCTGAAGAACAAAAAATAAAGATAGTACAAAATGAGAACTACGAAAAGAGTTTAACAAAAGCAGAAAAGATGAAAGCTTTAGGTTTACCATTACCACCAGGTTCTTTATCACCACCATCAGACGATGGTTTTGTAGGGCCAAAACAACCACAACCAAAAGACCCTGACCCAGAGGAAGAGAAGAGAAAAGAAGCCGAAAGAATTAAAGCTGAAAGAGATGCGGCTAATAGAAAGAAAAAACAAGAACAAGAAAGAAAAAGAAAAGAAGCAGAAAGAAAGAGAAAACAAAAAGAAAAACAAAAACCAAAAGGGAAAAAGGTTAAAAAACAATTACCACTTGAATCCACATATTCTGGAACACATAAACAAAATGACTTATATGTATATGTGAGGATGCCAAAGTGGAGACCACCAAAAGCTGGTGGTAGTAAGAATACATCTTACTTTGGTGAGTCACCAAAACAACCAGTACCATTTTCAGTTAGAAAGAAATTTTGGGATAATAATATAGAACCACCACAACCATATGGACAAACAAAACTTCAGAAGTAGAATAAAATGCCAGAAGATACAGTATACATACAACAATTAATAACAAAATCTAATAGAATAGAAACTTACGCTGGAAAAACTGGTGTAAATGATTTCAAATATCTTGATGGAGAATTTGTAAGTCCTGAAATACCATATCATATTATGTATCAAAGTGATGGTACAGAAATATATGTTACTGAAGTAGACTTTGATGAAAATAAATCAGAAGTAATAATGAGACAGAAAGGTGAGACAGATTATAAAGAGTATGTAAGAGCTAAAGATAAAGTACCACCTTTTTATACACCAAAACCATTTAGTTTTAAAACAAGACTTACTGATGCTAAAAAAGGTTTTGTAGATAGAGCTTTTGTTAGAATAGCCGCTAATGAAGAATCTGTTCCAATCGAAATAAAACCATCAGCTTTTAAGAGTGTTCCACCAACATATAAAAAAATAAAAATTAAATGGAAAATAACTGGTAAAGAAGATGATATCAAAACACATAACGTTAATGTTTTGGAAAAAGCCGAACGAGACTTCAAAAATCTAACAGCATTAACTCTTGGTTTATTAGACGGGTATCAACCATCAGAAAAAGATAAAGAAATGATAGAATTGCAAAAAAAGCTTGATAGGATGGACATTTACTAAACTACTTATATTTAAATAAAGGTTATATATGTTAAAATCCCAAGTATTAGACAAAGGTTTTATCGAAGTTATAGATTCGCTCGGAAGTGACCTAACTGTGGTTAATTCTGCTCGTGTATCATTCGGTAAGAGAAAAGAGAAGTTCGATAAGTCAGATGAACGATTAGTTCGTTATCTTGCTAAATACAAACACTACTCCCCATTCAGACACTTACAAGTTCAATTTCATATTAAAGCACCAGAGTTCGTAATGAGACAATGGTATAAACACGTAGTTGGAATAGAGACAACATCTAACTCTTCCACCAAAGACCATGCTTGGAATGAGATTAGTGGTAGGTATGTTGTAGTTGAAGACTTCTACACACCAGAAGTATTCAGACAACAATCAGAAGATAACAAACAAGCAACAGAAGGAGCAGTTGAGGAACAAGATGTAGCAAAACATCATTGGGAAACTGCTATGTTTCATGCTAACCAACAATATCAAAAGTTATTAGACATGGGAGTTGGTAAAGAACAAGCAAGAGCAATACTTCCATTGAATCAATACACCGAAGTATATTGGACAGCATCGTTTCAAGCTATTATGAATTTCATAGAGTTAAGAAATGAGAAAACTTCTCAATGGGAAATACAAGAATATGCTAAAGTGTTATTGGAACAAATGAAAGAAGTATACCCTAAAACAACAGAACTATGGAGTGAAGCACACAATTGGTCATAGTAGAATCAAGTAGAGAATGGGATAAGTTTATAAGAGAGTTTAAAAAACATGACTCTGTTGTAGTTCCTATTCAATGTGATGTAAATAAACATCCAGTAGATACAAAATTGTGTCTTCTATATATTAGATTATTAGATGATGATACAAAAGAGTATGTACTGCCTTTTAGACACTCTGATTCTTTAAATTTAGACTTAAAATACATCAACAAGATTAGAACATCAAAGAATGTTTATACACACGATAAAAAAGTATTACTACATTTTTTGAAATGGGATAATGTATTTGATTTACAGATGATACATTACTTACGTAAAAATGACCCATTATCAATTGATGAGATTACTACAAATTCACATCAACATTTTTACACATACTTTCGTAAGTTTGATAACATAAATTGTGTAGTACCACTTCTAAAACACGTTGAGTGGTGTAGGGAAGTTGTCAAGAAAATAGCTATGGTTGTATTTGGTAAGAAACAAGATTGTTATGATACGTACAATTTTGAAGTGTTAGAAAATCTACAATACATAGAACAATTTGGTTTGATGACAAAGAATAATGGATTGGTTTATTCAGAATACAATCCATACACAAGTACTGGAAGACCAAGTAACAGATTTGGTGGTATCAATTTTGCAGCTCTAAATAAGAAAGATGGTAGTAGACAACAATTTGTTAGTAGATACAAAGATGGTATGTTGGTTGAGATGGATTTTGATGCTTACCATTTGAGGTTGATTGGTAAAATCGTTGGTTACAAATTTCCAAATGGTTCGGTACACGAACATATGTCTAAATTTTATAAATGTAGTTATGAAGAAAGTAAGAAGTTGTCTTTTCAATATTTGTATGGTCATATACCACAAGAAGTGATTGATATAAATCCATTCTTTAAGAAAGTTGATGGTTACATTAACAAAAAATGGCAAGAGTATAAAAGTGGTAATTTTATTACATCTGATATTTATAATAAGGAAATATATAGGGAAAATCTAATTGATATGAATAAGAATAAAGTGTTCAATTATCTTATTCAGTTAATGGAAACAGAGAATAATATGAGAGCTCTTTCAGATTTAATTCCCAAACTAAAAGGGTACAAGAGTAAATTAATTCTCTATAGTTATGATTCTTTCCTATTTGACTTTAAGATTAGTGACGGGTTGGACTTTATTGGTATGGTAAAGGAGACATTAGAACAAGGTGGTACATACCCAGTCAAGATAGCAAAGGGAAAAAATTATCATGAGATGGATGATATAACAGGAAAATTTAATGGAAATTAATTACGACAAATTAGTAAAAGAGTGGTCTGATAGGATGAGTGGTAGAGAACCAATTTATACTAATAGATATCACAAGTCAGTTTTACGTGATGTTATGAAAGATTTTGGTTATCCTTTAGAATTAGTGGATGGTTTTCAACCAATTACCAAACCAAGAGTTGTATTAGAAGGTAAAAGAGAAGAAGCTACAGACAATACAGATATGATGGAAACCGCCGCATTAATAGGAACTACTGGTGGTTCAATTCAACCATTTATTGATTTATTAGATTCACCAAAAGTATTCAAGAAAATTAAAGTCACCAAAAAAGATGATATAGAAGATTTTAAAAAACAATGTAAAGAAATAGTAAAGTTGTGTAGTGATGCTAGAAAAGAATTGATAAAGGGGTTGGGTAAACCAGGAGATTGGAATAGTAATGGAGTTTCTATAATAAAAGGTACTGTTTTACCAGAGTTAAAGATAGAAGATGGTGTTCCAGTTTTTTATGAAAATGGTTTACAAACAATCGCCGTTTGTGGTGGTTTAGCGTGGGGTATGTCAGTATTTGTATCAGAAAAAGTAACTTTTTCTTCACCACAATTTATTCATTCTAAGATTATGGATTTTTACAAAGCAGAAATTAACAGAGGTATCACGAGAGTAGGTTCTAAAGCGGCTACACCAGATGCTATAATATCAAATGTAGATGCTAGTACTTTATTAAAAGCTCTAAAAGACGATACCAATGAAATTGTAGGGAATGAAACTGATGGAACTGTATCTCTGGGAAAAGATATAACTTACATTCAAACTTCTCTTAAAAAGGGTGTTGGTGCTTCACAAATGGGTAAGTTTACTAAATTGATAAGGGGTACTTACAATCTTGGTATGACTAATCAAGAAGCATCTGATTACTTACAAGAAGAACGTAATGAAATTGAAAACTTAATATACGAGGGTCTTTGGGATAAAGTAAAAGATACAGTATCTTCTGTTTTCAAAAAAGCTAAAAACTTAGTTAATAAAGGTTTATCAACATTAAAAGGACTATTTTCTAAATCATTTAAAGATGGTGCAAAGATAAAACCAAAGACTATTAATAAATTAACAAAGGGTTATACAATTAAAGAATGGACACAAGCTGATTGTGATTTGTTGTTAGAAGGAAAGATGACAGATAATACCAAAGCTACAATTAAAGCTATATTCGATAAACCATCGAAAGCGTATTCTAACTTAGCTAAAGAAGTCAAAGTTGTCGAAAGTAAAATAAAAACTCTTGGTGACTTGGGTTATGGTGATATAGTAAAGTTAACATCTCCAAAAAAGATACCTACAACAAGTGGTGAGAAAGTTCCAGGTGCAAGTGTTGTTTTAACTCTAATATCTAATATAGCAACGTTAGAAACAATAAATGATTTAGCAAGTAAGAGTGGACAATTAAAGAAGATAATAGCAGATTTAGTTACTGAGATGTTATTTGGTGCTACAAACCAACCACTATACAAAGTTTATGGTAAGATGTCTTCTGGTGATAAAGCTTATTCCTACTTGGGTACAGCTAAAACAACAGAACAGAAATTAGACGCAGAAGATGTTAATATAGAGTTAATGGGTACTAAAATACATCCACATTCAAAAAATCCTTATTATGTAATAACTTGTTACTTGTTACAAGAAATCACAGATACTGGAAAGTTCTATGTTAAGATTAGAACTGGTACTAATTCTTCAAGTAGAATAACATTTGTTTTTGAAGGACAAGCTGTGTTAGGGCCATTTGATATTGATGAAAAGTTAAGTGAGATAGTTTAATGAGGTCTCAATTACTATGTACATTCACGAAAAGGAATAAACTCTATGATACTATAGATATTATTATTGCTTGCCATGATATACTATTTAATAAGATTTATGTTTTCACAAATGAAAACGACCATCATGAATTAATAACCACATATAATATTACGGGTGATTATGATTTTGCTGGAGCTGATACAAGAGATACAATCTCTTTACATAGAAAAAAACAAACAAACACATTATATACAATAAATGCAATCAATACAATCATTAGACAAAAAAACAATGGTATACTTGATAAAAAATTTATCATACCTTGGGATGAGTATAGAAATTCATTATTATTAACTAATGAAAATGATTTAAACGTTATACCTACACGAATTTATTCGATAGTAGATATAGAAACTTGGAAACGAGATAGAAAGTTATGAAAAAATCAATCGTAGTTGTTGACGATTTCTACGATAATCCAAATGAAATAAGAAATTTTGCACTAAAGCAAGATTTTAATATAACTGGTAATTATCCTGGACATAGAACAGAAAGCCTTATAAACGATGAAGCTAGAGAAAAGTTGACATCTATAGTAAAAGGTAATTGGGGTGGTGATGTAGATTTTCCAACACACGAGGGTTCTTATCAAGGTTGTTATCAACACGCTGTAGCTTGGGAAAAATCTTGGATACACTATGACAATTGGAATGATTATGCTTGTGTTATCTATCTTACACCAGATGCTCCATTACATACTGGTACAGCTATATTCAGACACAAAACAACTGGAATAACAGAGAAACCAGAAAATGAAGATTTGTGTGAAAGGTTATTATCAGATGGTAGAGATTACACAAAGTGGGATATTGTAGATAGGGTTGGTAATGTATTCAATCGTGCAATAGTATATCCTGGTAATATGTTTCATTCAAGTATAGAATACTTTGGTTTCGACAAATACACTGGAAGATTATTCCAAACATTTTTCTTCAATAAAATATAAAAAAGCTCTTGACTTGTATCCTTTTTCTTCGTATATTTAAGTGAAATGAGAATGGGAGATACAACAATGTTAGACAAAAATTCAACAATAGATTATTATGATGCTATCGGTAAATTAATGGATGGTATCAAAAAAGACTACGCTAGTTGGGGTGGTAATTCAATGGATGATATAACACCACAACAAAAAGATATTAGACTTAAAATGATTGACGAGTTCAATAAAGGTTTAGATATCAAGAGTGGTAAAAAATATGACAAAGTTATACAAGGTGGTTCTGTTTGGGGTTTTATCGCTAAAACTGATGGAGTTCACAAAGGAATACCACATAAGAAAGGTGATGTCTTTAAAGCCGCTGGTTGGAGAGCTCCTGCTAAATGGGCAAGGGGTTCAATATTTGATGACAATCAGACTTGGTTTCATTGGACTGGTCCAAACTATATAATATAGGAGTTAAAATGAGTGAAAAAATAAAAGAAATACTTGGTAGTATAGTATTGGTTATAATGTTATACATTTGGGCCGTTATAATGTTTACTTTGGATGGAGCTCCATTTCATTAAAAAAAGTTTAAAATAGCTCTTGACTTTTACGATTTTTATTCGTAAGTTAAGGTGTTGATTGAGATGAGTACTTTTAAAAACGGATAATCAACAACGGATAGAAGGATGTTGAGAGAGACTAATCACCTCTTGAGTCTAATGGTGTTCTGAGATTGAAACAGTTGATTACTTGAGTAAATTGTTTGAGGAGCTGTGGGGTTCGAATCCCCACCTATTCTCTAAAGCGAGTGTCTTTGGTGGTGACACACTCCCCAAAAAGAAAACCACCACTTCTACACATGGTGGTGGGTTTTGTTTTAATCCTTATTATTTTGTTGTTTTCCCACCACCAAAGATTTTTAAAAATAGCTCTTGACCCGTATACTGGTTTTTTAGTACCTTTAGGGGTAAGTTAAAGGAGTAAAAGAATGAAATCAACAACGTTTAAAACAAGAAAAGATATGATAGATTATTTTGAAATTCAAAAAGACCCTGATGAGGTAGATGTTATTACCGACCATTTACCAGAACCTGAGAAGTGTTGTACTATTTGTGAGTTTTCTGAACCAGGTGATGGTTGTGGAGCTAATGACTTATCTGAGTCTGAGTTTTGGGAAATGAAAGCCGAGGTTCATTATGGGGTTTAATGAAACTATTTACCACAAAAACCAAACAATGGGTGTGGAAGAATTAGACCCACCATTCAGAGAGGTTACATTTGACAATCTTATGTTAGAGTTCTGTAAAGACTATACAAGAAGTGAATGTGATAATTTTGCAGTTGTATGGAAAGAATATCATGGTGAACTTCAGATAGAACAAATCTACAACCACGATACTGGTGAAATATATTGGGAAGATGACTTTGATGATGTAGATACACCAAGTGGTAGAGATTGGTCTTTGAATGATGAGATACTATATTGTAGTATTCTTATGTGGGGTGAATTAGAACAAACAATCGGAGGATAAATGACTAAAGAACAAATAATAGAATTACTAAAAGAAATAGAAGATTCTTTGACAGATGCTTACAACACTGGACATGAAGGTGAGATTAATAGTGATTCATTATATTACATAGACCAAGGTAAAGGTTTAGTAGAGGATTTGATGATTAAACTCAAAAAAGAGGAAGTGAGTATCAAAGTGTAACATACTAAAACAAAATGTTACACTATAGGTAACAAAATAATACACATAGAAAAACTACTCATACGAGTAGTTTTTTTTTAGCTAAAAACACGAACTTCTATCTTTAGTAATATTTGACTTTAAAAAAAAATAATTTTTTTTTCAAAAATAGGGTACTTTGGTACGATGCTTGTAACTATATAGGTAAAGGGAAGAGTCAAAAGGACAAATCCATAAATAAACGTAAAAGGAACAAGAAATGAAGTTCACAAAATTATTTAAAAGAATAAAGAGTAACAAAGGTAATTCACTTGCTGAATTTGCTGTTACTACCGCTATGATGGCAACACTTGCTACAACAGCCGCTCCAAAATTTGGACAAATCGGTGCTGGTGCTAAAGAAAAGAAAACTATAGCAAACATTGACAAGATTGTAACAGTTGCTAACAATTTTTATAACCAAACATTATCCGAAGAGGGTAAGGGAAGATTTCCTGGACAATCAAAATATGACCAACCAGTTGGTGGTGTTACATTGTCTGAAGGACAACTTACAGATGAAGCTTTAGAAATCTACATGGAAACTATTCTTGATTCTAAAGAAAACTATGAATCAGATTTAGGTGAGTTTGTTTACATATTCTCAACTGCTTCAGATGACGATGACGCTTTACAAGGTAATTGGATGAACCTTGAAACTTCAGTAGTATTTGATACTGATGGAGCATTAGACTTCAAAAAAGACTTTGGTAACAACGGAATATCATCCCCATTCCAGGATGGTTCATACGCTTACTTAGTAATACCAGGTAGTGGTAGTGGTACAGATGCTCAAGCACCTGCTCTTGTCGTAATAGACACAGAGAATCCCGCAGAACTAAATAAAACTTTAGTACCTTAACCAAAAAACAGAACGAAAGTTCGGAAAGAGAAACACAATGAAAATAAAAAAATCAAATGATGGTTTTACATTAATCGAATTGATAATGGTGATGATAATCTTAGGAGTATTATCAGCTGTTGCAATTCCACGATACTTAGAGACTATCGAGAAAGCTGAAGAAGCTTCCGAAGATGCAGTCATAAGTAATATTAGTGTAGCACTTGAAAACTACGGAGTTCATAAACTCATAGATAGTGGAAGAGCTATATGGCCAGATAATCCATTTGACGCTTTAAAGGACAAACCACAAACATACACAACTGATGGTACAAATGCTGATACCGACAATGAGTGGACATTTGTGGATGGTGACCCCGCATATATTACTCACCAACGTTCTGATAACACGAGGTGGAAGTGGGAATATGATGCTGGAATCAACACAGGAACAGACACAGATACTACTGGTACATTAGGCAGTAGAGAAAGTCTGGTAAGTGGACAATAAAAACGGATTTACCTTAGTTGAACTTATTATGGTAATGGTAATCATTGGTATATTAGCCGCAGTCTCCATTCCGAGATTCACTAATATCGTAAGACAATCTGAAGCGGCTTCTGAACAAGGAGTACTTGTTAATTTAGTCGCCGCTTTAGATACTTATAGTCAAGAAGAGTTTATTGACAATGGTGTTATGAAGTGGCCAGATAATCCTTTTGATGCTTTAAATAAAGTACCACAATATTACGACAAAAGTGGAACCGTTATGATGAAAGAAATGGACGATAGTGATTGGATATTTACTGCTGATAAGAGTAATGATTTCAAAAATCGAATTGTTCATAGAAGAAAAGAAGATAGTCTAGCAATATGGACTTATAATTCAACAACAGGTGAGATTGGGTATTCCAATCCACCATATCAACCAGACCAGGTAGTATATAGACCTGATTTGGATTAGGATAAAGAATAATGAAAATACTGAAAGAGAAAATGAATGAAGGTTTTTCTTTAGTAGAATTAGTAATGGTTATGGTCATCTTAGGAATATTAGCCGCTGTTGCAGTACCTAAGATGACTCATGTATTACATAAAGCGTCAGTAAGAGCTGAAAAGACTACAGTAAACACAATATGGGCAGGATGTGAACAATATGCAAGTGATAAACTATTAGAGACTGGAACTGAAAATTGGCCATTCAATCCATTAACAACATTTGGTAGAACCCGTAATTTGAAAATAAATTTAGAGTTGGGTGTACCTGATGAAGATAATGAATGGCAGTTTAGTTTGATTGATGCAGGAGAACCTGCTATCTTTCATCAAAGACCTGACGATGAGATTTATTATTACACATATGACTCTACATCATTTGAATTAGCAGAAGAACCAGTGAGGTATATAGCACAATAATGAATGAACAAATAAAAGAATACTTACTATACATTGGAATAGCTTTATGTTTTGGGTATGTGTTTTTCAGACCAGACCCAAATGAAATACCAAAAGTAAAACCACCATCAATGGAATATTTTGATGAAACACCGATAGTAGCTTGGAGAGCTTATGACAGAAAAGGTGGCCCTTGTGTAAAGATTAGATACAAAGTACAGAGGGATAAAACAAGATTATATATGTTTGATTTCAATGGTAAATTAGTTCACCAAACACCACTAGCATTAGATAGATTTCGTGATGGTAGAGAACGAACAGAAACATATGTTTGGAAACTTTACAGAACTGAATGGACATCTGATGTAGACCCAGGATACTATACAATAGTAGTTGGAACAGACCACGATAAAAGAGGTATAGGTACAGAGATAGAAGTATTATGAAGTACCTAACACTTTTATTATCAATAAGTGTTATATATTCACAAGTAGACGAACAAGTTTTTGCAGACCAAGGTATCACAAGAACATCTGAATTTAAACGAGGTAAAGCCTACGGACAAGATTGTGATGATACAGAATACAGAGATTACAAAGGTTCACCTGCTTGGAAAGGTTATGGTGGATGGATATCTGAATGTGATTCAATTCGTACAGTAAATTTAAATAGAGAATTTGCCGAAAGAGATAGACTAAGAAAGATAGAAAAGGCAAAACAAGATAGTATTGAGATGGCAGAAATAGAAGACATGGATTTTGATTTAGATGCTATGTGGGATAATACGGTTTGGGTTGAGATAACAGATATAGAAGATACTATATATGGAGAAGTAGAACAGATTACGGCGGTAGCAGGTGTTCGAGGTGCAGAAGCAGAGGATGAAGCATTACATCATTTATATTATAGACGAAGTATGAAAGGAATTGCTCTAATTGATTTACAAAAAGCATATGGTAAGTTGATGAATACAAAAGACAAACTTATTGAGACAGACCCAGACCATCCTAAATTAGAAAAAATTAATAATTTGCTTTCACAATTAGAAATAAAGATGAAAAATACCTAAATTTTTTAAAAAATGTTTATATATATTTTTGAAGACGAAAGGAGTTAATCAATCAATTGCGGAGAACAATATGAGGCACCTTTTGTGTTTATTACTAATGGGCTTGTTGGTAGCCCAAGACTTACCAACGGGTGGGAATCAACAACGACCAATAATGAAAAAACCATTTCATTTAAGTTATGACCATATTTCAAAAATAGATACTTCTGAACTTAGAGGAAAGGTTTTAGTAAAATTTACAGTAGATGAAAATGGTAGAATTGTAGAACCATACATTATGGATACATTTAATATAGCTCTAAATGATGCTATAATAGACAGAGTTATGGCAATTAAATTCGAACCAGCTAAACAAAATGGAATACCAGTAAAAGTAAACTACCAATTACCAATATTATTTAAATAATTAAAAATAGCTTGAACGTTTTGGTTTTTTAGTGTATACATATATATATACAAGTTTATTGACAAATTGAAAATTAGAAAGTAAAGAGAGTAATTAACTCTTTATGGGATTGACCGAATAATGAGTGACCATTGAAGCTCATAAGGTAATCTACCGAGAAGTTGTGGTGACTATCCACCTGCTAGATATTGTGGGTTGTAAGTGATTCATAGACATATGACTCGGAATGTACTTTCAGAATAAATAAAGAACACGATTCTTTGACCTTGTTGTTGGTAAGGGTAAAACTGAAATCCAACTTCATGACCGAATAATCTAATCTTAGAGAGATAAGGTAATAACACAGAGGTTGTACTCACTTCAATGAAGTTAACCACTTTGAGAAGAATCATCGTAACTGATGAGTGTTAGGTACAAGGTAAAAAAAATCTAAGCTGAAAGTTGTGAGTAATCGTTAATCTCACATCCCCAAATTTTCAAATTTTAAAAAAAGGGTTCAACCGATTTTTAGTTTCCACTATATTAAAACTTAAAAAACTACCGAACCCTTTTTTTATTGCCAACATAAAATAGCTTGAACGTTTTAATTAACAAGGTTATATATATTATAAATCAAGGTTACATCTTTGATTAATAATTAACAAATAATAAATTAGGAGAATATAAAATGGATATTGATGCAATACGTAAACGTTTAGACCAGTTACAAACTACTAATCAACGTTCCAATAATCTTTGGAAACCATCACCAGGAAAACAAATCGTAAGAATAGTACCATTCAAGTATAATAAATCTACACCCTTTATTGAGTTGTATTTTCATTATGACTTAGGTGGACGTACTTACTTATCACCAATTTCTTTTGGAAGACCAGACCCTATCGAAGAGTTTGCCGACAAATTGAAATCAAGTGGTAATCGTGACGATTGGAGACTTGGTAAAAAGTTGGAAGCTAAGATGAGAACTTTTGCACCCGTATTAGTTCGTGGAGCCGAGAACGATGGTATTAAATTTTGGGGTTTTGGTAAAACTGTATACCAAGAACTTCTATCTATAATCGCTGACCCAGACTATGGTGACATTTCAGATGCAACCAATGGTCGTGATGTTGTTGTAGAGTTTAAGACCGCAGAAGAAACTGGTAAATCATTTCCTACCACTGGTATTCGTGTTAAACCAAATCAAACACCTATATCAGAGGATTCTAAATTGATGGAAAACAGCTTGGAGAACCAAGTTAATCTTAACGAAGTTTATAACGAACTTGGTTATGATGAACTTACTAACGTTCTTAATGAGTGGTTAAACCCAGAAAACAAAGAAGGTGGAGAAGAAGAAACAGTAGAAACTACAGAGACTAAAAAGACTCTGAAAGAAACTACTACTGTTGATGATGCTTCATCTGCATTTGACGAGTTATTTAATCGGTAAATAAGATAACATTGTGGGTGGCTAAGGTTAAGAGCCACTGTTAAGATAGAGGAACACTCCGCTTTCTGGAACCACCCACTTTTTTTCATAGGAGAATTATATGTCTGCAAGAGACGAATTGGCTTCGGTTTTATCCACAAGTCTAAATAAACAATTTAAAAAAGATTATCCCAAAGTCGCATATTTTCTTGATGGTACTGATGACACACCAACAGATATTACGGATTTTATATCCACTGGTAGTTCCATGTTGGATTTGGCTATATCAAATAGACCAGATGGTGGAATTGCCGTTGGTAGAATTACAGAAATAAATGGTCTTGAATCAAGTGGTAAATCCTTGGTTGGAGCTCATTTATTAGCTTCCACACAAAAGAAGGGTGGTGTAGCCGTCTATATAGATACTGAAACTGCAGTTAGTAGAGAATTTCTTGAGGTTATCGGTGTTGATATAGACAATATGTTATATGTCCACTTAGAAACTGTAGAAGAAATATTTGAAGCTATAGAAAAGATAGTTACTAAGGTTAGAGAAGAAGATAACACAAGATTAGTTACTATTTTAGTTGATAGTTTAGCTGGTGCTTCTACCAAAGTAGAGATGGAAGCTGACTTCGAAAAAGATGGATGGGCTACCAGTAAAGCAATTATCATCTCAAAAGCGATGAGAAAGATTACACAAATGATTGGAAGACGTAAGGTTGCTCTTGTGTTCACTAATCAGTTAAGACAAAAATTGGGTGTAATGTTTGGAGACCCTTGGACAACAAGTGGTGGAAAAGCGTTACCATTTCATGCTTCTACTCGTATTCGATTGAAGAATAAAGGTCAAATAAAAGACACTAAAAAGAATACGATTGGAATGAATATACAAGCTCAAGTTGTTAAGAACAGATTAGGGCCACCACTACGACATTGTGAGTTTCCACTTTATTTTGAAAGTGGTATTGATGATGATGGTAGTTGGTTGACCATAATGAAAGAACATAAAATTGTAAAAGTTGCAGGAGCTTGGTACACACTTCCAATTATTGATATGGAAACTGGTGAAGTTACAGATGAGAAGAAGTTTCAATCTAAAGATTGGTCAAGTATGTTAGAAGATAAAGAACTACGAGACTATTGTTATAACTTGATTTGTGACAAGGTTATATTAAAGTACACAAAAGATGATTTAGGTATTGATGATGTAGAAATGACAGATGAGGTGATTAGTGAGTAATGAAAAATACCTTTCTATATTAGAACAAATCAAGAAAGACGGCGGTCAAGTTGAGCATAATAATCCAAACGATAAAGTATTGATTATAGATGGCCTGAATACTTTCATAAGAGTTTTCAGCGTTGTACCAATTACCAATGATGATGGTGCTCACGTTGGTGGAATAATTGGTTTCTTAAAATCAGTTGGTTACGCTATTAAGATGCACAATCCAACAAGGTGTATCATAGTATTTGATGGAGAAGGAGGCTCTGACCGCCGTCGTAAAATATTTCCAAACTATAAAGCTAAACGTAGAACAAAAATACGTTTGAATAGAGCTTATGATTGGAATACACCAGAAGATGAACACCAATCTATGTTGTTTCAGATGAGTCGGTTGGTGGAGTATTTACAATTACTTCCTCTAACTATTATATCTGCTAACCACATGGAAGCTGATGATGCTATTGGTTACATCTCCAAACAAATCTTAACAGATTCTAAAATAACAATAATGTCTACCGATAAAGATTTTCTTCAGTTGGTAGATAATAGAATCTCTGTTTGGAGCCCAACCAAGAAAAAGAAATATACACCAGATGAAGTTCAAGAAGAGTTTGGTATACCATCTCATAACTTTTTGATGTATAAAATAATTGATGGTGACAAATCAGATAATATTCCAGGTATCAAAGGAGTTGCACTAAAAACAATTCAAAAATGCTTACCTCTTTTACAAAATGAGCAGATAGTTAGTATAGAAGAAGTTTTAAAATACATTGAAGACAATGAAGTTACAAAAAATGTCAAGTCTATGTTGACAGAAGACAATCAAAAACAATTACAATTAAACAACGATTTAATGCAATTAAATGATGTTAATATTAGTGGTAACGCTAAATTAAAAATAAAAGACATTGTTGATGAACCAATTCAACAATTAACTAAGTTTGAATTTACAAAAATGTTTTTACGAGACAAATTATTTCAATCATTACCAAATGTTGATAGTTGGTTATTGACTACATTCTCTACTCTAAACAAATATGCGGGGATAAGTAATGAGCGATAAGTTATCAATATATGGTACACCATTTCAAGTAAAAGTTTTATCATCTCTATTATCTGATGTTAAGTTTTTACAAACATCTTCGGATATATTGAATGGTGATATATTTGATTCTGATTCTAATGCTTGGTTAGCTGATGAGATAGTTGATTACTTTATGAAACATAAAGATGTACCAACACTTGATGTTTTAAAAATAAAAATCAATGACATAGAATCGGATACATTACAAGTTGCTGTAGTAGATGCTTTAAGAGAGTGTTGGAAACATATCGAGTCTTCTGATTTAGATTTTGTAAAAGAGAAGTGTTTAGATTTTTGTAAAAATCAAGTTTTAAAAGGTGCAATATTAGAATCAGTTAATCTATTAGAAAATCAAGATTACGATGGTATAAAAGCACTTATAGATAAGTCTATGTCGGTTGGTACTGAACGAGATTTGGGTCACGAGTACGTAACAAGTTTAGAAGAAAGATTAACAGAGTCGGTTAGAAATACCACACCTACTGGTTGGGATATAATAGACGAAGTTATGGATGGTGGTCTTGGTGCAGGTGAACTTGGTGTTATAGTTGCACCAGCTGGTATTGGTAAGACTTGGATGTTACAAGTTATTGGAGCTAATGCTATGGCTAGAGGTAAAACTGTAGTTCATTATAGTTTAGAATTAAATCAGACATATGTTGGATTGAGATACGATACAGTGTTTAGTGGAGTGACTACTGGTAATATCAAGTTTTATAAAGATGACGTACAGAAGAAGATAGACACACTTAAAGGTGATTTATACATAAAATATTATCCTACTCGTTCGGCTACAGTTCAGACGTTAAATTCACATTTACAACAATTACTAATTCAAGGTATAAAACCAGATTTAGTTGTATGTGATTATGCTGATATTGTAAAACCACTTGGTACATTCAGAGAAAAGAGACATTCTATTGGAGATAATTACGAAAGACTTAGAGAGTTAGCGGGTGAGTTTGAAATTCCCGTATGGACAGCTTCACAAGCTAATAGAAGTGCTCTTGAAGAGGAAGTAATTGATGCTACAAAAGTATCTGAAGATTATTCTAAGGTTATGACATCTGATTTTGTAATGTCAATAAGTCGTAAGGTAGAAGATAAAATATCTAATACTGCTCGTTGTCACGTTATCAAGAATAGATTTGGAGTTGATGGTATGACATATCCAATGATGATGAATACTAATATTGGTAAGATAGAGATTCACGAATCAAATTCTGTTGGTGGTAAATCACAACAGAAGAAGATGGATAGTTCAGATGAGTATTTGAGAAAATTAGCCAAAAATAAATATGACGATTTTAAAACTGATGATGGCAAAATGGAAGGGTTTGAATAATTATATATGGAATCAGTATACACGAAAGTTTATGAGGAAAAAATAATATGAATTTTAAGTTATCAGAAAATTTTATAAGTAAGTATAAAAGGAAGAAAGCTCCTTTTGGTTTTAATGGATTAGGTGAATTAGTTTATATGAGAACCTATTCAAGAATTAAAGAAGATGGTAAAAACGAAAGATGGTGGGAAACTGTACAACGAGTCGTAGAGGGAACTTATTCAATGCAAATGAATTGGATAGACTCACATCAATTAGGGTGGAATCCGTGGCAAGCACAAAAGTCAGCTCAAGATATGTATGAGCGAATTTTCAATATGAAATTCTTGCCCCCTGGTCGCGGACTGTGGGCTATGGGAACAGCTATCACAGAAAAAAAGGGATTATATGCCGCCCTAAACAATTGTGCTTTCGTATCTACGAAAACACTAAAAGAAGACTATGCTAAACCTTTCTGTTTCCTTATGGATGCAAGTATGTTAGGTGTTGGTGTAGGATTCGATACCAAAGGTGCTGGAGAGATAGTAGTTAAAGGTGTTCAAAAAGATAGAGACGAACAAGTATATGAAATACCAGATACTCGTGAAGGTTGGGTAGAATCTTTAAGACTACTATTAGAAAGTTACTTTCATGGACAAGCACCAATGGAGTTTGATTACACAAAGATAAGACCTGCGGGAGCTCCTATAGCGGGTTTTGGTGGTGTATCGAGTGGACATGAACCATTACAAGAAGTACACGAAGCAATTAGAAAAGTTCTTGATAAAAATAGTGGAGAACCAATCACAATCACTACAATCGTAGACATAATGAATTTGATTGGTAAGTGTGTTGTTGCTGGTAATGTAAGAAGAACTGCTGAGATTGTATTTGGAGACCCACATGATGAAGAATATTTAGATTTAAAAAATTATAAAGTAAATCCACATAGAGACCAATATGGTTGGACATCCAATAATAGTATATTTGCAGAATTGGGTATGGATTATACTGAAGTATCAAAAAGAATTGTAGACAATGGTGAACCAGGTTTAGCTTGGTTAGACAATATGAGAAAATACTCTCGTATGAAAAATGGTGGAGACAACAAAGACCACAGAGTAATGGGTGGTAATCCTTGTTTGGAACAATCATTGGAATCATACGAGTTATGTTGTTTAGTAGAAACATTTCCAAATAATCACGATTCGTTTGAAGATTATGCTAGAACATTAAAATATGCTTATCTTTATGCGAAAACTGTAACACTTGGTAAAACTCATTGGTCTGATACAAATCGTGTAATGTTAAGAAACAGAAGAATTGGTTGTAGTGTTAGTGGTGTCGCACAATTTATTACAAATCGTGGATTAGACGAACTAAAGAATTGGTTGAATGGTGGATATGATGTTATTCAGACTTGGGATAAACAATATTCAGATTGGATGGCAGTACCACGTAGTGTAAAAACTACATCAGTAAAGCCATCAGGTACAGTTTCACTATTAGCGGGAGCGACTCCAGGATTACATTACCCTGAGAGTCGTTTTTACATTAGGAGAATACGTGTTTCAAAACATTCAGAATTGTTAGAACCATTGAAAAAAGCAAAATACAAAGTAGAACCTGCATTTGGTTCTGAAGATACAACAATGGTTGTTGAAGTACCTGTAGATGTCGGTGAGGGGATTAGGACAGCGGCTGAACTTTCGATTTGGGAACAATTCAGTTTAGCCGCTTTTCTTCAAAGACATTGGGCAGACAATCAAGTTAGTTGTACAGTAACATTCGACCCAGAAACAGAGGGTTCGGTTATACCACAAGTCTTAAATTATTATCAGTATCATTTAAAGGGAATCTCACTTCTTCCAAGACATGATTACGGAGCATATCCACAAATGCCGTATGAGTCTATTGATGAAAAAGAATACAATAAACAAGTTAAGAAACTTGGTAAACTTTCTTTTGGTACAATCAAACACGAAGAAGCTGATGTAGATAAATTTTGTAACAATGACGTTTGTGAAGTAGTACCCATGACTGGTGATAATGACGACCAAGACTATGCTAATTAAGACTTCACATACAAAAAAAGCGGACAGGCAGACGACGCACCTGTAGAAAAATGCGTCATTCATATGAATAATAAGCAAGGAGAAAGATTATGAATTATCGTAATCTCATGTCTTTACTGGTGATGATGAGCGGATTTGTTTTCGGACAAGTCGTTACAGGATTCGTTGGTAAAGGCGATAAACCACTTGTAGGAGCTAATGTTACTATTGAAGGTACAGACTTAGGCGGGGTCTCGGATAGTGAAGGTAAATTTACTATTGAGACTGGCACTGGTACTTTTGATGTGACAGCTTCTTACATTGGTTACATAACCCAGACTAAATCTGTTAGTGTTGGGGATATTGTAGCGAGTGTTAGTTTCACTTTAGAAACTGATGTCGTTGCAATGTCAGCACTTGAGGTTCTTGCTTCAAGAGCTGATGAAACGACACCTGTTGCTTACACTACTGTAGATAAAGAAGAAATGGAATTACGTCTTGGTTCACAAGATATTCCAATGATTCTTAATACTACACCAAGTGTATATGCGACTGGTCAAGGTGGTGGTGCGGGTGATGCTCGTATCAATGTTCGTGGATTTAACCAAAGAAACGTGGCCGTGATGATAAATGGTGTTCCCCAAAATGATATGGAGAACGGATGGGTCTATTGGTCTAATTGGGATGGAGTAGGTGATGCTACAACCTCAATTCAGATGCAAAGAGGTCTTTCAGCTGTTAATCTAGCTACACCATCTATTGGTGGAACTATGAACATAATTACCGACCCAGCTCAACACGAGAAGGGTGGTAAAGTAAAACAAGAAGTAGGTGAAGGTGGATTCCTTAAATCTACTTTGAATTATAACTCAGGACTTATGTTAAATGATAAGTTAGCAATAAGTGGAACGATTGTTCGTAAAACTGGTGATGGTTTTATAGATGGAACATGGACAGACGCTTGGGCTTACTATCTTGGAACAAGTTATCAGATGAACGATGACCATAGACTTGAGTTGTATGCTGTTGGTGCTCCACAGCGTCATGGTCAGAATCTATATAAACAGAATATCGCAACTTATTCACAAGAGTTAGCAGGTAGTATTGATGGATACAACGATTCTGCTTATGTTGAAGGAGAAAAGTTCGAACACGAGGCTGGTAGATTCCTTAACCAAAACGTTGCACCAATTGACCCAGATTATAAAGGTCAACAATATTGGTATATGTACGGAGCTCGTACAACCGATAGGTATAGTTCTAACTTCCTAAATGAAAGAGAAAACTTCTTTCATAAACCACTTGTTAACTTGAATCATTTTTATGATATCAATGAAGACATGAGGTTAAGTTCAGTACTATATTGGAGTGGTGGTTCTGGTGGAGGAACTGGTACTTATGGTAGCGTAAGTAGGACACCCGCGATAGAAGGAAACCCTTGGTATGCAAGTTCACCTTGGACTTGGGATTGGAATGCTGAGATAGCTCAGAACTCTGCTAATGTAGATTCTGCGTTCTCTGATGTTGAAAATCGTTCCACAGGTATCCTTAGAAACTCAATCAATAGACAAGATACTTATGGTTTAATTTCTAAATTGAACTATGATGTTTCAGATGAACTTGAAGTTCAAGTTGGTATTGATTGGAGAACTGCTGGTATAGAACACGCTAGAGAAGTTCGTGATTTACTTGGTGGAGACTACTATGTAGACTACGCTGATGACAATATGGCCGATGGTAAAGTTGTTCGTTTAGGTGATATTATTGCGTATCATAACGAAACTACTGTAAATTGGTTAGGAGCTTTTCTACAAGGTAAATATGATACTGAAAAGATAAATCTATATGGTATGGGTGGTATATCTACAATTGGATATACTTACGAAGACCATTTCGCTCTTAATGTAGATGAGGATGGAAACAAGATTGATAATTTTGTTGAAGCTCCTGCTATCACAACCTTTCAAGCAAAGGGTGGAGCTAGATATAATCTTGATGACAGATTATCTGCATTTGCTAATGCTGGTTACGTACAGAAACCACCAATCTTAGATAATGTAATTGATTATGATGGGAATGTATCCACAAACCCAGACAATGAGAAATTCATATCTACAGAAGTTGGTGGAGAATATAGAAGTGACAAAGTTGCTATCAAAGGTAGTTACTATAACACTCAATGGAAAGACAGAAACCTTACAAAGTCAGTTACGACTGGTCAAGGTGACTCAGGTGACACAGACATCATTTATTTGACTGGTGTAAACCAAAGTCATAGTGGTTTCGAGATTGAGTCTAAAGTCGCTCTACATGAAATGGTTGACTTGGATGTTGCCGTTAGTATTGGAGATTGGTATTTTGATGGAGATGCTAAAGGTGACTACACAGAGATGGAATACAATGATGATAATCAAATCATTGGACAAACATCTACTGAGTATGAATACGCTTTAAACAATCTAAAAGTTGGTGATATGCCACAGACATCTTATGTTGGTGGTTTAACAATCAAACCAATTGAAGGATTGAGTGTCCAAGGTCTATATAGATGGTACGACAATCATTATTCTGATTGGAGTCCAGATAGTCGTGAAGTTGAAGGTGATGCTGACAGAGCACAAGTATGGAAAACCCCGTCTTATGGTAAGATGGACATACACGTAGCTTATAGGTTACCTAAAATGGCAGGACTTGATATGACTTTACATGGTCATTTATTTAACGCACTTGACGATGTTTATGTTCAAGATGCCGTTGACAATAGTAAGTACAATGGGTATGGTGATAAGATGCACTTAGCTCATAACGCTGAAGTATTTCTTGGAACACCAAGAAGTTTTAATTTAGGACTTACTGTTAATTTCTAAAATGGTTCAATTTGGGGGGATTTTATCCCCCCATTTTACCAAAAAAATATTGACCCTTTCGATTTTGGGGTGACTATTTATTTCTATAAAATAAGGTTATTAAATGATAAATCACAAGTTATATGGTAGAAGAGTCTTACACGTTATGTCACCTGTAAGATGGCGTTCAACCAAATTTATGCATCAAGCAGATTCCAATTATAAAGTAATGGTTAAAACTATAAAGTGGTTACCTATGTGTCATCATTATGTTTTAGTTCCACCAAACAATACAATCCCACATCTTGGAGATAATGTCACAATGATAAAGTTTCCATATGCTGGTAGTGTATTATTTAATCGTGGTTTCTTCGATAGTAAAGCTCTATTGAAAAAAGTTGACTTTCAAAGACTTGATGTTGACTTTATCTTTAATCACCAACCAGAATTATTGTACAATGTTTACAACGCAATCCTGACCGATAGGTATGGAATGACTGTAGATAGTTACAATTTTTTCCATTGGGTTGATTGTGAAAAGAGTAGACCTACTGGTGGTTATCCAGTTGGTTTCTTCAGACAATTAGAAGCTATTGATTTATCTACAAAATCTTATTTTCATTGTCCAGTTAGTTTGGACTATATGAAATCCAATTGGGATAAGATGCCACATACAGCACAAGGTGTTGATGACAACGTCATGAAAGAAAAAATTAATTACTTTCCACTTGGTGTTGGTGACTTACCTGACCCAGAACCATTTCCATTACCAGACAAAAAAATATTGGTATTCAATCACAGATGGAATCAATCTACTGGTATAAAAAAACTTATAGAGTGGACGAAAGACCTTGATAGAGATGAGTGGTTAGTTTGGATTACCGATGATGATGCTAAAAAACCAAAAGCTGGTAAACCTGCACCAGATTGGATGAAAGTTCAAAACTTACCAAGTGGTGGTCAATATAGATACTTGATAGATAATTGTTATGCTAGTATTTGTATAGTGAACGATTATATGACTTGGAATTTATCAGTACAAGATGCTATAAAAGCTAATAGACCAAGTTTAACATTCAAACATCCTACACAAGAACACGTTTTAGGTAAAGATTATCCATTATATTTTACAGATAAAAAGTCTTTTCTTGAGTTGTTAGATAATACACCAAAAGATTTCCAATGGGATTTACCACCACACGATGAAAGATTTAAAGAAAATCTAATTAATGATTTGAGTGAAGCTTGTGATGGTAAAAAGAAACGTACTGTAAAAACACCAAGTGCTGGAATTGAGTGGTTATACCATATTCTAAAAGGTAATGGTTTCAAGAAAAATTTATTATACAATAGTCATCCTAATTTGTATTTGAGTAACACGTGGGAGAAGATAAGACTTTGGTGTATATCCAAAGGAATAAAAGATGACCCAAATTATGAGTATACAAAGTTATTTGTTCCAGATGATAAACGAGATGAGATACAAAAACTCGTTGATGATTCTGAATTGACATTTGGTGAGTCTAAAGTAGACCCAAAGTTCAAGACAATCAATAAAGATGATAGTTGGTTTTAATGTATCAGAATATATTTTATGATAACTTCAAAAACAAGATACACATTTGGGATGACGAAAAAGGTTATCTCGTCCTACCATATAAAAAATACGCTTACGTAAAAGACAATTATGGAACTTATGTATCTCTATATGGAGATAAACTAAAAAAAGTATATAAGTTCGATAAGAAGACTAAAAACCTTTGGGAATCTGATGTTAATCCAGAGACAAGAACACTTGTTGATATGTATACAGATTCAGATGATATATCTTCAGACATAAGAATTGGTATTATTGATATCGAGGTTGAGGTTACACAAGGATTTCCAGACGTTCAAAAAGCAGAAAACAAAATAACTTCAATAGCTTATTACGATAGTGGAGTGGACAAATATTTTTGTCTTGTTCTTGACCCAGATAACAGACTAACTCTTGAAACTAAAGATGATATTGAGATAGAAGCTTTTCAAGAAGAAGGTGAGTTATTAAATAGATTTTATGCATTATTTCTTCAGTTAAGACCTACAATATTGACTGGTTGGAATAGTTTGAGATTCGATATGCCATATCTTTACAATAGAGCTACAAACGTACTTGGTTCTGAAATAGCAGATTGTCTTTCTCCAATCAGAAGAGTTAATTGGAGTGAGTACCAAAATAGATATAAAATAGCTGGACTATCTCAATTAGATTACTTGTCACTATATAAAAATTTTACATATACTCAAAAGACATCTTACAGATTAGATGCTATAGCAGAAGATGAACTTGGTGAGAAAAAAGTTGAGTATGAAGGAACACTAAATGATTTGTATGACAATGATTTAAATAAATTCGTAGAATATAACATTCATGACGTTAGACTTGTTAAGATGTTAAATGATAAGTTAGATTTTATAGATGTGTGTCGAGGTATTGCTCATGTTGGTCATGTACCATACGAAGAAGTAGAATGGTCTTCGAGATATCTTGAAGGAGCCGTATTAGTTTACTTAAAGAAACTTGGTATTGTTGCACCAAACAAAAAGAAAGATGGTAGAAAAGATTTATTTGAAGAGAACAAGTTCTCTGGTGCTTATGTACAAGACCCACAAAAAGGTAGACACGAATGGATATATGATTTAGATATTACTTCAATGTATCCATCAATTATTATGTCATTGAATATATCGCCAGAAACAAAGATAGGTGAAATAGTTGGTTGGAATCCAGAAGAGTATGTTCAAAAAGTACCAAAAACTTATACAGTAAAAATGGGTGGTAAGGAACAAGGTAAGGTTACACACGAAGAGTTACAAACTTATTTTAATGATAATCAAGTCTCTATTTCATCCAATGGTATAATTTATAAAACAGATAAAAAAGGTTTGATTCCCGCTCTATTGGAACAATGGTTTAATACAAGGGTAGAGTTTAGAAAACTAGCTAAAAAGTTTGCTGACGAAGGTGATGATGAGAAATATCAATATTTTAATAGGAAACAATACATTCAGAAAGTTGTTTTAAATTCATTGTATGGTGTATTAGGTCTATCAGTATTTAGGTTTTATGATTTAGATAACGCCGAAGCAACAACGTTGACTGGTCAATCTCTAATTAAGTTTACAAAGAAGATTGGTAATCACTTTTATAATAAAGAACTTGAAGATGACAAAGACTATTGTATTTATATTGATACCGATTCAGTATTTTATTCTGCAGTACCACTTCTTGAAAAGAGATTTCCAAATCAAGAACTTTCTGATGTTATGAAAACACAAAAGATTTCAGAGATAGCCACAGAAGTTCAAGGTTATATGAACAAGTCTTATGATTACTTTGCTAAAAAGTTTTGTAATATTTCTAAACATAGATTTGAGATTAAACAAGAGATTATAGCAAGAGCTGGTTTCTTCGTTGTTAAGAAACGATATGGGATGAGAATTATCAATGACAATGGGGTAAAAGTAAATAAGGTTCACGTAAAAGGTTTAGATACAGTTCGAAGTACATTCCCACCAGCTATGAAACATTTACTAAAGAGTGTACTTGATGATATATTGAATTATGTTCCAAAGGATAAAGTTGATGAAAGAATATTAGACTTTAAATCTAAGATAAGACAATTGAGTGTAGATGATATAGCAAATCCAGTTGGTGTAAAGAACATAGAAAAGTATACACCAAAAAAAGACGATGGATTCAGTAACGTTGGAGCAAAAACAGCCATTATGACTGGTACACCAGTTCATGTTAAGTCTTCAATATACTATAATGATTTGTTAAAGTATTTTAAGAAAAAAAGTTATGAACCAATTGTTAGCGACTCTAAAATCAGATGGGTGTATTTGAAAGATAATCCATTGAAATTAGACGTTGTTGCTTATAAGGGATATGAAGACCCAAAAGAGATAATGGATTTTATTAAAGAGTACATTGATTATGATAAGATGTATGAACAAGCTATGACCAAAAAACTAAATATGTTTTATGGTGCATTAGATTGGAGTGAACCACAAGTAAAGAATGAAAACGCATGGTTTTAGTATTGTACACAATTCCTAAGTGTCCATATTGTAAAGAAGCTAAAACTTGGTTAAGAAACAATGGTGTAAACTTTATGGAAGTCAGAGTTTTTGAGAACAAAAAATTAGAGGAAAAACTCTATAAGAAAACAAATTCTGATAAATTGACGTATCCAATAATGAATATTAGTGGTAATTACTTCAATGGTTGGTTGAATGAACAACAATTAAAAAAATTTAAGGATTTATTAAAAATAAATTGATGGTTTTGAACGAGTCATATATATGTATATATAACTCATATAATAATAGGAGAAAATGGTTATGGAAAAAGCGAAACTTACTCGCTACCTTGACAAAATACGTCTTGGAAACAAAATAACACAAACACAAATAACAACACATAATGGTAATACTCATTCTGCTGTTGCAACAGATAATAAAGATTGTTTGGTTGTTTTGAAAATGGAAAAGTCACCGATGCAAGAAGCTACTATTGGTGTTGGTGATATTTCAAAGTTAAGTAATTTATTACAATCACTTGGTTCAGAAATATCTTTTGATGTTACTAGCATTGATAGAGATGGTGAGAAGAAAGCGGTTGAGGTAAATTGTAAAGATGATTTTGGTAATAAAGCGAAATATATGTTACACGACACAAGTGTCGTACCTAAAGCTAGTGATGAGATATTGAAGACTCTTTTTCAACAAGAGTGGGAAGTATCTTTTACAATGGATTCTAATTTCATTCAAAAATTTACAAGTGGTAAATCAGCACTTGGAGATGAAATAGATACATTTACAGTATTAACTGAAAATGAAAAAACTTCAGTTTGTATTGGTTGGAGAACAACACACTCTAACAGATTGGAAATACCAGTAACAACAACAAAGTATGCTGATGTTGATAAATTTTACTTCAATAGTGATGTTATGTCTGAAATATTGAATGTAAATAAAGAATGTGAAACTGGTACTTTTGAAATGGTTGGTGGAGATAGACCACTTGTAAAGTTGTCTTTCAACATTGATGATTATTCAGCAGTTTACTTTTTACAATCACGTACAGCTATATAATTTGAATGTTAGTTACAAACGATAAAAACACTCTATGGGTAGAAAAGTATCGGCCTACAAGTCTCGAATCTTACATAGGTAACAAACACCTAAAGACTAAGATAGAAGACGCTATAGAGAGTGGAGACTTACCACATCTTTTACTATATGGGAAGGCTGGTACAGGTAAGACCACTCTCGCTAAATTACTTGTTAAGAACATTGATTGTGAATATCTATACATTAATGCATCGGATGAAAGAAGAGTCGAGGTCATAGATAAAATCAGACCTTTCGCTGGTTCTCTTGGTTTCGCTAATATGAAAATCGTTATACTTGATGAGGTTGATTATATCACACCAACAAGTCAAGCGGCTCTTCGTAACATAATGGAAACATATTCTAATCATTGTAGATTTATCTTAACTTGTAATTTTGTTGAGCGTATTATAGACCCAATCCAAAGTAGATGTCAAGCGTATAATCTAACACCACCATCAAAAAAAGAAGTAGCTATACATCTTGGTAAAATACTTGATAATGAAAATGTTACGTATAAAAACGAAGATATAGCTTTTATCATCAATAGTTGTTATCCAGATATTCGTAGAGTTTTAAATTCTGCACAAAGACAATCTGTTGATGGTAATCTTGAGTTGGATAAAACAAGTATCATTCAGAATGATTACAAGATGAAAGTACTTGATATCTTGAAGAACCAAGATAAAAGAAATGCATTTAAGAACATAAGACAATTGTTATTAGATAGTGAAGTAAAGGATTATTCAGAGTTGTTTAGATTATTATATGATGAGGTAGATGATTGGGGTAAAGGTCATGTAGCAGAATGTATCTTGACCTTAGCTAAATATCAACAATCTGATGCTATTGTGGTTGATAAGGAGATAAATGCAATGTCTATGATAATAGAGTTATTGGGAGTTGTAAAATGAAAAAAGTCTTAGTCGTTGGAGATAGTTGTAAAGATGTTTTTATTTATGGAGATATCGAAAGAATAAGTCCAGAAGCTCCTATCCCAGTATTTGTACCTACACGTGAAGAATCGAATGATGGTATGGCTAGAAATGTTTCAAATAATGTTGAATCGTTAGATATGGGTATTCATACAATTACTAATCAGAATAGTATTGTTAAAAAAAGATACGTTGATAATCGTAGTGGTCAAATGGTTTTAAGAGTTGATGAACATGATTATTGTGATAGAATAGAAGACATACTACTATCAACAATTCAGAATAATGAATGTTATATATCAATGAGTGGTAAAGTTGAAGTTGATGCTATTATTATATCAGATTATTGTAAAGGTTTCTTACACGAAGATGATATCAAGTGGATTTGTGACAATAATAAAAATGTATTTGTTGATACAAAAAAGAAACTTGGTACTTGGATTAAGAATGCAGACTTTATAAAAATAAATGAATTAGAGTATAAGAAAAACCACGAGTTATTATCAGATGAAGGATTTGAAGACAAACTTATTGTTACTTTGGGTAGTAAGGGATGTAGATGGAATGACATAGAGTTTCCAGTAGATTCAGTACCAGTTAGAGATGTTAGTGGAGCTGGTGATACTTTTTTAGCAGGATTGGTTCGTGGTTACTTACAAACAGGAAATATAGAACGAGGTATTGAATTAGCTCAAAAGTGTACGACATTGGTTGTACAAAAACATGGAGTCGCAACAGTTAGTATAGGAGAAATAGAATGAGTACAAAACCAATGAAACCTTTTCCAGGTGCACCAAAAAGTGAAGTAAAAATTAATCTTGAAGACCAAGAAACTATGAAATGTGACAATTGTGGAAACTATTTATTTATAACATCATTTGTTATTAAGAAAATATCAGCTATCGTCTCACCAACAGGACAAGCTGGTTTGGTTCCAGTTCAAGTTTATAGTTGTGGTAATTGTGGTCAAGTACCAAAACAACTTTTAGAGAGTAGTGGTCTAAGTGTCAAAGAAGAAGAAACAGACAATTAAGAAAAAGGGTCTATTCGACCATTTAAATGCTGTAACGCAATATCAGAACCCAGATTATTGGGATACTCTTTCAACAGAGGATAAAAAAACATATTCGGATTACATGGTCAATCGTTTTCTATCAATGAAGATGGAATGGGTTGATTTCGTTAATGACGTTCAAAAGTATTGGGATGTCTTAACACCAAGAGAACATTATAAAATATATTGTGATGTTCTACCAAAAGGAAAACAATTTTTGAAATACGTAAAAGGGAAGAACGACATGAATTTACCAAAGTGGTTTATTGAAATTATGACCAAACACTATGAGTGTTCTACATCAGAAGTAGGTAACGCTGTAGAAACACTTATATTAACAGAACAAGGAATGTATGAAATTAGAGAAGTTCTACAGAAATATGGCATAGAGCCAAAGATGTGGAAGGATTTACCATTTAGTTTACAATAGGAGTTTACAATGACTAATCTTGAAGAGAGAAATATCGAACACGCCATTTTAATGAAAGAGTTAGAATGGGGTGTAAATACAGAAACAAATACAGTCTATATGGCATATGATTTTGATATGGACAATCTTTATACAATCGTTACAAAAATAGATAATCTATTAAGACACCAAAAAGACCCACGAAGAGCACTAAATATGATTATAAGCTCCTATGGTGGGGATGTATATACTATGTTAGGTATGATAGATTATATAAGAAGTCTACCAGTTAAAGTTAACACTCACTGCCTTGGAGCTTGTATGTCGGCCGCAGCAGTTTTACTTGCTAGTGGAACTGGTAAAAGAACGATGACTCAAAATTCAACCGTGATGGTTCATGAAGGTTCCGCGTTTGAAGCTGGAAAAACATCGGATGTACTAAAAGGAGCTGACCATTTAAAACTATTACAAAAAACAATTTGTAATATTCTTGGAGATGTAACAAAGAAATCTTCGGAGTTTTGGGAAGGAGTTTCTAAACAAGATACCTATCTAACAGCTAGTGAATGTTTGGAGTATGGTGTCGTAGACGAGGTAGTGTAAATTGAGTGAACCGAGTTTATTAGACTTAAAAAGAGGAAAAGTTATGAAAACTATAAAAGACACACCAACAGGTGTTGATTCACCTGGAACAATTGTTGAACAAATGGAAAAAGAATGGCCAGAAATGACACAAGAGTTCAAAAAACTACAGAGAGAACAATACGAATTATTCTGTCATAAACAACATGATTATGGCCCAGGTAATATTTCGGTTGGTACTCAATTAATAACAGATGACGAGATACATTTGTCACTTACTGGTTTATGGTTTAGGATGAATGATAAGATACAAAGGTTAAAAACTTTATTAATGGGTAAGAGAGGAAATGCTGTAGAAGGTGAACCAATGGAAGATGCTTATTTAGATGTTAGTAATTATGGAATTATGGCAACCATTGTTAAAAATGGTAAATGGGGTAAGTAATGAAATCACCATTGAAGATTATAGAAAGAATGGTTAAAGAAACACCTAATGATATGGAATTGGGTGGTAAGATTAGACATTACATAAATTGGTTAAGAGATACTAAGGGTAAAAAAGATGTATAAATATGAATGTAAAGCTGGAGTGTATGAATCAGATACACTATTTGGTTTAGTTTGGGAAATGTTCACACATAGATTATGGCACTTAAAGGAGCATGGTAAATGGATGGATTAAGAATATTACATTATGGTAGTCCAGTAAGATTTGATAGTAGTGGAGTATTTCAACATCAGTTTGATTCTAATTATAAAGTATTAGAAAAGACAATATCATTCTTACCAGAATGTCATCATTATGTTTTAGTACCAGAAAAACATACTATGCCTGATGACAGACCAAATGTTACTCTTATAAAATATCCATACTATAGAAACGCTCTATCTAATCGTTCAGCTTTCCATGATTCTGTTTTTAGAAATATCATAGACTTTAAAACACAAGACATTGATTTCGTATTTTGTCACCAACCAGAGATGTTGTATAATATCTTTGTAGCTATGAGTGATAAGAGATATGGACAAGTTGTAAGTAGATTTTTATTCTTTCACTGGGTTGATTGTCCAGGTAGTAGAGTATCTTCAGCAACACCACCACCATTTATGAGACAAATAGAATCAATAGGTATGGCTGATAATGCATTCTTTCATACTGATATATCGAATGATTGGTTAGCTAGAAACTTTACAAAAGGACAACCAGTTTCTATTGATATGAATTATATCAAGAATAAGACAAAAACTATGCCACTAGCTTCAGACCCGTTACCACCAGCAGAACCTATAGACTTACCAACAGATAAGAAGATTGTTGTATTCAATCATAGGTGGGGTCAAACTACTGGTGTAAATAGGTTGTTAGAATATTTCGAAGGATTGGAAGACGAGTATATGATATGGAGTACTGATTGGCAAGCTCCAAAAGAGTATGTAGCTTCTAAATTAAACAGAGGTCAATATAGATACTTGTTAGAAAACTCTCATTGTAGTGTAAGTTTTGTTGATGGTTATATGACTTGGAATCTATCGGTACAAGATGGTATACAAGTTGATAAACCAGTTTTGGTGTATGACAATCCACAAATGAGTAAAGTTGTAGGAGAAAATTATCCATACACATTTAAAACCAAAGAAGAGTTTCAGAATATGATACGAAAAATACCTGAAAAAAGCTCTTGGAATTTAGATAATTTTGAGTTAACTTTTAGGGAGAACTTGAGGAATACCATGCAGGAAATCATTTCTCGTGCTAGACCCAAGTTACCACAAGATGCTATGAATTGGTTATATTGTATATTAAATGGAGTGACACAAAAAAGTCACATAACAGAACAAGTTCAACCACATCTAGCAGCTAATTCAACATGGCAGTACATTCGTAGGTGGTTACTAAGTAAAGGTGTTAGAGACAATCCAAAAACACCATACACTAATTACGATTTGTCTAAAAGTAATATTGACCAAGAGTTGATTGATGAATGTTTGAGTAGTGTAGAATTAGATTTAAAAGTAAATAAACGTAAGAAGTTAAGTTCAGTAGATAAAGAGGTGTCTTGGTTTTGAAATCAGTATCGTATAGTCAATATAATTTATGGTCACAATGTCCACATAGGTGGAAATTATTATATGTAGATGGTCTTCGTGAGTTTACAGATAGTATTCACACAATGTTTGGTACATCAATGCATGAAGTACTACAATTTTATTTACACGTAATGTATAATCAGACTGCTAAAGAAGCAGATTCAATTGATGTAGAAGACCTATTAAGACAAAGAATGCAATATCATTATGAAAGAATAATGAAAGCTAATGGTGGTGAGGTTTTTTGTACTGAAAATGATATGGTAGAGTTTTACAATGATGGGTGTGTTATTTTAGACTGGTTCAAGAAAAGAAGAGCTCAATATTTCAGTAAGAAGGGATATGAACTTGTTGGTATTGAAACAGAACTAAATTATAAAATGAAGAGTAACGTGGTGTTTAAGGGGTATATTGACCTCGTAATCCACGATACAGTTAGAGACAAGTATATCATCTACGACATTAAGACTTCAACAAAAGGTTGGAACAAATGGCAGAAGAAGGACAAAAATAAGACAGACCAGTTGTTATTATACAAACAATTTTATTCAGCTCAGATGAATGTTCCGATTGACAAGATAGATGTTGAGTTCTTCATTGTAAAACGTAAGTTATGGGAAAATGTTGACTTTCCACAAAAGAGGGTTCAGAAAGTAGTACCTGCTTCTGGTAAACCAAGTATTAATAGGGTACTTTTGAACTTGAATAATTTTTTAGCAGAATGTTTCGATGAGAAGGGAGAATATCTTCAGGATACTATTTATAGAAAAGAGCCTTCACAAAAGAATTGTAAATATTGTGAGTTCAAGAACAAACCAGAACTATGTGATAGGAAGAGGTAATTATGAATCATCTTGGAAAAATTAGTATAAGAATGAAATTAGATGATTTCACGAATGAACAGGTAGAAAAAGAAATTTTACGAGAATTAGAAAATATTCAAAAAATTTCAAGTGGTGTAGTAGAATTACAATTGTGGTTCGATGATGCAAAAGATAATAGTTTTGATTTAGGTAAAATACTTGAATCTATGAACGAAGCTCATCATTGGAAAACAAGTATAAAAGCTATATCCAAGATGAAAGATAGTGACTATGCTTGGTTCGATATCAGATGTGTAGAAGATTTAAATACACTAAATGGTAACTTCAGATTTCAATATAGATACCATGAACCATCACAAATAGCAACTGGGTTAAGTAAGTTCTCTGAAGCAATAAAATTCTTCAAAGAAAAACCACCCAAAGAAAAAAAGGTAGAACGTAAACAAAAACGGAATGATTTATGAAAATAGGAATAGTAGGTTCGAGACAATATTCTAATAAAAGAAGAATCAAAGAGTTTGTATTTGCACTAAAAGAAAAGTTTGGAGAGAATATTGAGATAGTAAGTGGTGGACAAAAAGAAGGAGCCGATGGATACGCTAAAAAGTATGCATTAGAGTTTGATATGAAATATGCGGAATTTCCACCAACACATTATCCCTACAATGTACATTGTGTTAGACCAAGATTTGAGTATGGTAAACAATATGCTACATGGCACTACCATAAACGTAATAAACAGATAGTAGAATACTCAGATAAAATTGTTGCGTTCATACCAAAGGACGTGGTGTCCAAAGGAACTTTCAGTACCATAAAAGAAGCGAAAAAAGTTGGTAAGAAAGTAGTTATTATTAACTAATTATATATATATACGTATATACGGAGAGAAATAATGGAAGATAAAGTTAAGTTAACTTCTGTAAAACTATTGAGTGATTTGTATAAATCATTTAAACAAGAAAGTTTAGTGACAGAGTTCACCCTACAGAAATTAATTAATAGATGCTTACATAGATATGTATCAGATGAGGATTTTAGGAAAAGAATCCATGAACACGAAAACTTACAAGTATCAGGGAGTCAGTTTTAATGCAGTTAAGAGATGATTTAATTAAAGTTAGTAAGCTTCAATTTGAAGCACTTATAGAAAAACATAGAATGAATGTTGAAGTTCTGTTAGAAAATGGAGTTGGTGTAGCAGAACATCCAGATGTGATGGAAACTATTGAGAAGGAACTAGCTATCATAGCCGAGTATGATGATAAGTTATCGGTTTTAAAAAAGTATTTTATGGATTATAAAGATACACCCATTACTAAACGGGAATTATTGAACGATTAAAAATTTAAAGAGGTTATAATGTCAAAAAAGAAAATATTGTTGTTGTCAGATGACTTACGTATGTCTTCTGGTGTCGGTACAATGTCAAGGGAATTTGTCAAGGGAACGTTAAACCATTATGATTGGGTTCAGATTGGTGGAGCTATAAAACACCCAGACGAAGGGAAGGTATTCGATTTATCGGCCGATGTTAAGAAAGAGTTAAAACTTGAAGTAACACCTTATTTGAAGGTTTATCCAACAAGTGGTTATGGAAACCCAGATATGTTACGTGAAATAATGAGTATAGAAAAACCAGACGCTATCATGATTTATACAGACCCACGATTTTGGGTTTGGTTATTTCAAATGGAACATGAGATACGACAAGAGATTCCTATATTTTATTATAATATTTGGGATGACTTACCTTATCCAAGATGGAATGAAAATTACTACGAGTCTTGTGATTTGATTATGAATATTTCAAAACAAACTCATAATATTGTTCAAAATGTTTGTCAACATAAACCAAGAACTGATATTGATTCTACATATATACCACATGGTATAAATCATAAAAGTTTTTTTCCAATGACTAAAGAACAGAAACAAGACGAAAAATATATAGATTTCAAGAAAAATGCAGTAAAGGGTGTAGATAGAGATTTTATTCTATTTTATAATGCTCGTAATATCAAACGTAAAATGGTAGGTGATATTATTTTGTCTTACAATAAGTTTTGTGGTATGTTACCAAAAGAAAAAGCTGACAAATGTCTTCTGATTATGCATACAACACCAATTGATAACAATGGTACACACTTACCAAATGTTGTGAAAGAGTTATGTCCAAATGGAGATGTAGCCTTTTCAGACCAAAAGTTATCTGATGAAGCTCTAAACTATCTGTATAATATAGCAGATTGTACATTGTTGATTTCATCAAATGAGGGTTTTGGGTTGTCTGGTGCAGAATCTATTATGTGTGGAACACCAGTTATTTTAAATGTTACTGGTGGAATGCAAGACCAATGTGGATTTAAATTAGATGGTAACTACGTCACATACAAAGATTATTCAGAAGTACACTCGTTTCATGATTATAGGAAATGGGAAAATAATGATAGATTAACTCATGGAGATTGGGTAAAACCAGTATGGCCAAGGACTCGTTCACTAATGGGTTCAGTTCCAACGCCATATATTTTCGATGACAGATGTGATTGGAATGATGTAGCCGATAGAGTAAAAGATTGGTATGATGTTGGTAGAGAAGAAAGAAAAAGATGTGGTATGGTTGGACATGAATGGGCAATAGGTGATGATTCTATGATGAGTGGAGAATCAATGTGTAATAATTTTATTGAACATATGGATAAAGTTTTTGAGACTTGGAAACCAAGAAAACGTTTTAGTGTTTACAAAGCATAGGAGTTAACATGGAAAAATTAATTAAAGATGTAATAGAAAAATATCGAAGAAAAAATTTACCAAGTGAGGATTTAGCTAAACTAATTGTAGCTCATATAAAAGTTGGTATCAATGGAAAAAAGGGTTGGTATCTTAATATGAATAGTTATGATGGACAATACGAAAGAGCTGAAGAAATGATAAAGGAATATGGGGGATAAATGAAACCATTAGTATTAGTTACTGCACCAGTAGCCACAAGAAGTGGTTATGGTTCACATAGTAGAGATATAGTTCATTCGTTAATTGATATGGACAAATTTGACATTAAGATAATGTCTGTTCGTTGGGGTAATTGTTCAATGAATGCGTTAGATGAACATGACGAAAGAGATAAAAGAATTATTGATAGGTTGATGACAGAACCAAGGTTACCAAGACAACCAGACATACACTTTCATATTGTAGTACCAAATGAATTTATGGTTAATGCTAAATATAACATTGGAATAACAGCTGGTATAGAATCAACTGTAGTTCATCAGACTTGGTTAGAAGGTGCTAATAGAATGGACTTATTATTAGTTCCATCAAGCTTTACTAAACAAGGTTTTATCAATACTACATTTTCAAGAGTAGACCAACAAACTGGTCAAAAAGGACCAGACTTGAGATTGGAAAAAGCAATAGAAGTCTTATTTGAAGGAGCCGATTTAAACATTTACAAAAAGACTAATGAGTTTAGTCCAGAGATTGTTTCGGAGTTTGAACAGATACCAGAAAAATTTAACTTCTTGTATACTGGTCATTGGTTACAAGGTAATATTGGTGAAGATAGAAAAGATACTGGTATGTTAGTTAAAACGTTTTTGGAAACATTTAAGAACGTCAAAAACGCACCAGGTCTTATAATGAAGACAAGTGGAGCTACATTTTCTGTGATTGATAGAGAAGAGATTCTTTCAAAGATTAGAGATATACGTAAAACCGTATATGGTGAACTACCAAACATATATGTACTACATGGTGATTTTACTGATGATGAGATGAATCAATTATATAATCATCCAAAAGTAAAAGCTCATGTTTCATTAACACATGGTGAAGGATTTGGTAGACCATTGTTGGAAGCTAGTTTGAGTGAAAAACCAGTTATAGCTCCAAATTGGAGTGGTCATACAGATTTCTTAGAAAAGGATATGTCTGTATTGTTACCAGGTAGTATGAGTAGTGTACCAACTGCGGGTTTTCCAGAAGGTATGTTTGTTGAAGGAATGCAGTGGTTTACTACAAACTATCCTAATGCTTGTAGAGTTATGATGGATATTTTTAAAAACTATGCTAAATACTTGATAGGAGCTAAAAAACAATCTCTACATAGTAAGAGTTTTAGTTTAGAAAACATGACAAAAGAGTTGAGTTTAATACTTGATAAGTATTTACCAAAGTTTGAAGAACAACCACAACAAGTAAATCTAAAACTACCACAATTGAAAAAAGTTGAAGATACAAAACCAAGTGGTTTAGATATTAAATTACCAAAATTAACAAAGGTGTAATATGGCAGAAATTAAGATAAAATGTCCTAATTGTTTTTCTGAAGAAAAATGTTTTGAAGAGACTGTAGAACGAAAAGAAGAAGATGATTTTAAAAGTTATTTATGTTTCCATTGTGGGTTTACATCAAACTCATATTACACAAAAGAATCTAAACAAAGAGCTCAACAATTAGAGACAACCGCAGATATAGTCAAAGATTTAGAATTTTTTGATGAAGAACGACAAATATATTGGTATCCATCAGTTATCAATATGGGGCCAAGAGGTATAATATTTCCAGAAGGAACAAGAGAAGAATGGTACTGGAGATACGCTAAAGTGATATTTATACCAGAGGAAGATAGAAAAAATTATCCTGTACCAGGTAAAGATGGTGAGTTCTATGAATCACGATTAGATACCGAAGGAGCTAAGAGATTCGGTCAATTCGAGTTTCTTGAAGCTTGTACAGATATGGGTCTTGTCAAACAAAACTTGGAGACTAATAGTGGGGCTAGCGGCATCGTATAGAACAAAATTCCTAAAAAGAGAACTAATACGAAGAAATATGATTCGTAGAGGTGATATGATTATAGGAAAGTATAAATCACAAAGTACTGGTAAAATAAAATATAAAGTTTCTTTGGTATTGGATTGGGTGCCATTTAGAGGTGCTATTCAAGAAAGAAAATTGTATGTATTTGATTTGGATAATTTATATCCACAAGTTTTAAAGAGATTGATTAGAAAAGTCGGTGGACTTGAATTTACCAATACTGGTGAGTTTACTTATATGAGAGTCAAGATGGGAGAAGGTATACGAGATGGTTCAATTACGTTCAATAAATACATCAGAGATTTTATCCAAGAAGTTAAGGGAGTTTGGAAAACATATACCTTAAAAAATTACAAAGAAATAAATTTAGTTGACTTTGACTATGGTAGTATTTTCAATGAAAAAGATTTACCACCAAGAGTTACTGTCTTAGATAAATTAAATGATGTAGAAGAAAAAATGGATGACGTAGAACAACAATTGATGAATGAAGAACTTGGTGAAGATTCAGCTAAAAAATTACGAGTAGAACTTGACAAACTCGGTGTCGAAAAAGAAAAATTATTAAGAAGAAAAGCACAAGGAAAATTAACTTGAAAATTAGTTATGGTATCACGGTTCATAATGAATCCGATGAGTTAAATAGGTTATTAGAAATATTAGTACATAAGACAGACCCAGAAGACGAGATAGTAATCTGTGTTGATGGGAAAGATGATGCGGTTGATATGGTTTTACAATCTTGGACTCAACAATATGCTGACTCTAAGATGATAAAAGTGTACCAACGAAAACTTGATGGTGATTTTGCAGCTCACAAAAACTCGGTTATTGAAAATTCAACTGGTGACTATATTTTCCACATTGATGCAGATGAGTATCCACATGAAATATTATTACTACAATTAAAAACAATATTAGATATTAATGACGTAGATTTGATATGGATACCACGAGTAAATACTGTTGATGGTTTTACAGAACAAGATGTACAAAAATGGGGTTGGAGAGTTACAGAACAAGGATGGGTAAATTATCCAGACTATCAAGCTAGAGTATTTCGTAATCATGAAGATATAAAATGGGTAAGACCATTACACGAATTGATTACTGGTGCTAAAACATATGCTCACTTACCACCACAAGAGGAATTGAGTTTGTATCATCCAAAGACAAAAGAAAAACAAGAACAACAAAACAAATTCTACATGGATAATTTCAGTAGAGACTTATTAGTGAGGAAAAATGGGTAAAAATTTAATTTACATAGTTACAATAGACCACCCAAGTTCAACATATAAAAATAGTAGTTATAGTCAATATTGTTTAAACACTTGGAAATATTGGTGTGAGAAAAACAACGTAGACTTACAAGTTATCACCGAACATGATGAAAGATTTGGTAAACCTATTTGGAATAAAGAACTAATCTATGAAAGAGCTGAAGGTTACGATAAAATAGGTCTTGTAGATTCGGACACAATGGTGAAATGGGATTCACCCAATCCATTTGATTTATTCGATGAAGATTTTTGTGGAGTAAATGATATAGCTAATATGACGTGGATGGACGATAGTATAAAAGCGTATGGTAAGTTCTTTCCAAACTTGGAGATTGATTACTATCAGTATATTAATGCTGGTGTCCTATTTTTTCATAAAAAACATTTACACATATTCAAAGAGATATTGGATTTCTACTTTGACAATCAAGAAGAACTTGACAATTGGAATAAGGGTGGTGGTAAAGAACAAACAATTTTAAACTATCATTTGGTCAAAAATAATATAACACCAAAGTTGTTACCACCAACGTGGAATCTATTTTCAATGCATAAAAAAGAAATGTTAGCTGGTAATTGGCAAATAATAGAAGACCCAACACCATTTTTTGTAAAGTATGGTAACATATGGCACTTTACTGGTATAAGTGTACAAGATAGAATAGAACTGATGAGAATAACTTGGGAAAGATTTGGAGGTCAATATGTCTAATATAGTTTTTACAGTAAATATAGAAAATCCAGATAATCCAAGAAGATGTAAACCATATCAAGTATCAATAGATAGTTGGAAAGTATGGGCAAAAAAGAATGATTGTGAAGTTTTTATATTAGACCAATGGGTTTATGACAAAAAAGTTATGAATCCAAATTGGCACAAATTACTTGTATTTGATTTGTTAGAAAATAGTGGTATAGAATATGACCAAGTTTTAATAGTTGATTCTGATACATACATACACCCAGATGCTCCAAATATATTTGAAGAAACAGATAATAAATTTTGTGCCGTACATAATGATGGTAGTTATGATTGGGTAATGAGAAGTATGGAAACTTACTCTAAACACGTATTTGAAGGTTATATGTTTGATTGGTCTGAGTATTTTAATTCTGGTGTAATGGTTGTAAACAAGGAACATAAAACTTTGTTCAAAGATATACTTGAATTTTACTTGACAAACCAGGAGCTCGTAAGTGGTATTCAGAAAAATTATGGTGTTGGTACAGACCAACCAATGATAAACTTCTTTGTACAAAAAAACAATGTTGATTTGAAGTTACTACCTTACAAATGGAATATGCAAGATTTACATAGAAAAGAAATATTGAGAGAGGATATGTTGTTTACAAAGTTGGGTTGGGTTTATCACTTTAATGCAATACCAGTAAATAGTAACTCTTACAAGACTTGGTATTGGTTAGAGAAAACAAAGTTGTATTTTTCAGATTCACCATACGTAATGACAAATAAAATAAGTGCCGATATGTGGACACAATTTTTATCATCACTTGACGAAGAACTTGAAACTTGGAAACCAGACAGACAAGCTCTTAGTGAGGAAGAATATGCCGAACAAATGTCACAACAATGTGATGGACTTTCACCACCAATATTTTTACTATCCAAGAAAGACAATCAAGTTATAGCCTCATTCTTATCTAATTACAAAGCTATAGGTGTTACTCTTGAACTTTTTGAAGAAGATACCTACGATGGTACTATATCTTTTATACACAATTATGTTGTAAGAAAAGATTATCAGAAGATGGGTATAGCTAAAAAGTTCTTGAAAATGAATATGGATTTTTTAACACAAGTTAATTCTTTCTTTGACAAGGAAGGTCGTCCAATGACACATCTTGTTGATTTTAGAAGTATGACAAGAAGTGATACTTATTGGCCAGACAGAAATATTTTTCATTTTGCTAGAACGAATGACTATAACGATGGTTCAAGAAATCTATGTAAATCACTTGGGTTTGAAGAAATAAAAGTTGATAACAAATTTGTATATAAGTTAGAACATAAATTTTAGTATGATTATCTCACATAAACACAAGTTTATTTTCTTTAAAAGTAAAAAGACTGCTGGTTCAAGTATTCAAGTTACTTTAGCAAAACATTGTGGTGAAGATGATATTATAACTGGTCAGTATCAAGATGGTATAGATGACGAGACACATTCTACTGGTCTAAATATGGATAAGTTTTTTACCAACCATCCACATCCACCTTTACGTGAAACACACCAATGGTTTATTGATAACTATGGATGGGATACTTGGTTGGATTATTTTAAATTTGGTTTCGTTAGAAATCCATATGATATAGCTGTATCACGTTACCATTGGAATAAAAGAGGTAAAGATACTTCAGTAGAAGATTTTACAGAGTGGACAAAAGGTGATATGGAAATCACAGATAAACCTTACATCTATCTTGGAGATGGTAAAAGTCAACTTGACTTTGTTGGTAGGTATGAAAACTTACAACAAGATTATGAATACATTTGTAACAAGTTAAATATACCAACTACCCCGTTGTCCAATAAAAAAAGTGGATTCAGAAAGAAAAAACATTATAGTACATTTTACAATGACGAAGATACCATAGAGAGAATTACAAATTTCTTTAGAGAAGATATACAATATCATGGTTATACATTTAATGCTAGATTTAATGTTAAAAAACTACATCCAATTATAGAACCGCACATGATGGAACTTAACCAAGGAAACAATATAAATGGCCCATCATTAATCAAAGTTCCAGATTGGGTAGAAAATCCACTTGGTAAATACTATCTATATTTTGGACATCATGGTGGTCAGTATATAAGACTAGCTTATTCTGATAATGTAGAAGGGCCATACAAAGTACATCATCCAGGTACATTACAAAAAGACCAAACAAATTGTATATCACATATCGCTAGTCCAGACGTACACATTGATGAAGAGTCAAAAAGAATAATTATGTATTATCATGGAGACATAGAAGGTGGTCAAAAATCATTTATCAGTTGGTCAAATGATGGTATAAATTTTGAAACGGATAATAAAGTATTAGGTGAATTTTATTTCAGAGTATTTAAATACAAAGACAAGTTTTATTCTATAGCTAAAAACAAAAACATTGATGGTATAGTTTATGAATCTGATAGTTGGGAAGGTGAATTTAAACCAATGTTTAACTTACTACCAAATATACGACATACAGCTTGTCTTGTCAAGGAAAATATTTTATTTTTATTTTACACCACAATTGGAGATACACCAGAATCAATTAAAGTTTTAGAACTTGATTTAGACACGTGGGAGCCAAAAAGACTTGAAGTTCTTGTAAAACCAACAGAAGAATGGGAAGGTGGTAATTTACCATTGACAACATCTAAACCAGGTTCATCTACTGTTTATGGTGGTGGAGCTGTAAAAGAACTTAGAGACCCGTGTATTTACGATGATTACTTATTGTATTCATTAAAGGGTGAACTTGGAATTGGTATAAGTAGATTGGAGTTTATATAATGGCAGAGTTTGAACATAGAGGTATCTTTTATACTTACGATGAAACTAAATTAAATGATAGAATAATTACAGTAGCTGTATTTGGTTTAGAAGAATTAGAGTTAAAAACGATAACAAATCATCGTTATGGTGAAATGAGTATGATAGATACTATTTGTAATCTTGATGATTCTAAAGTTGATGAGATTATAACAAAAGAAAATCCAGATGTTATATGTTGTATTGGTTCAGAAGATAATTTTAAAAACGTAAAAAATTTACCAAGGTATTGGAGAGAAAAATGTTTACACTTCAATGAAGTTACTGAAGAGATGGGAAATATTTTAGCTAAACACTACATAAAGGTAAGTTCAAATGTTACAAAAAATAAGTTAATATCAGTATTTACATCAACTTACAACATAAAGACTAATATATTTAATGCTTACAACTCACTAAAAGAACAAACATACAGAAATTGGGAATGGGTAATATATGATGATTCGACAGACAATGAAACGTGGGATATATTAACAGATATAGCAGACAAAGATTTTAGAGTTAGATTATATCGTAGTTACAAAAAACATAAGACTTCAAGTATAGGTCACAATAAATTTGTAGCCGCCTCTAATTGTCATGGAGAGTATATTCTTGAGTTAGACGATGATGATATGTTACTTCCAAAATGTCTTGAAGATTACGTATATGCTTTCAATGAGTTTCCAGACGCTGGATTTGCATTCTCTGATTGGGTAGAACAAGTAGAAGAGACTGGTGAATATAAGGATTATGGAGAAGGATGGGGATTTGGTTATGGTAAACGATATGATGTTGATGGTGTGTGGGTACATGGAGCACCAAATGTAAATCCATTATCAATCAGAAAATTGTGGAGTAGTCTAAACCATCCTAAAGCTTGGAGAAAAGATGTTTACATGAAAATAGGTGGACATAATCCACATTATTGTGCTACAGATGATTATGATATAATAGTTAGAACGTTTTTAGAAACAAAAATGATTCATATACCAAAATTTCATTATGTACAATTAGATTGTTCAATAAAACCAAAAGATAGTTTTGGTGAGAAACCTGGTAGAAGAGCTTATGACGTTCAAAGACACGTTAGATTAATGCAGGAGTATTATGATAAAAAGATTAAAGATAGGTTTGAAGAGCTTGGAGTTAAAGACTGGACTTGGAATGATGATACGGGATGCAGCAACATCAACTTTTACTTTGGTGCTAACCCAGATTATGATGAGGACACCACCGAATTATCTCCAAAATATGGTGACGAAGAGGGTTACGTAAATTATATTTCTCGTGTTGGTGAAGAGATAGAAGTTATTGATGTAAACAAAGTACCTAAAGATGTAAAAATAGTAATGAATTGTATGTTTGGTAACGAAACAAAAGTTATCAGAAGAATGTTAGATTCGGTAACACCATACATTGATTATTTTGTTATTCAATGTAATGGTGGTGATGATACAAAAAGTAAAGTCGAAAGATGGGCTAAAGAAACTGGTATACCTGGACTTGTTTATGAAACAGAGTGGAAGTATCCAGGTTGGAATAGAAATGATACATTACAAAAATGTTTATCAATAAATCATGGATGTGACTTTATACTGAGAATGGATGCAGATGAGATATTAGAAGTAGATGAAGATTTTGATTGGAACATAATGAAAACAGCTGACGCTTGGAATGTACCAACATTTTCTGGTAATGTAAGATATAGTAGAACTTGGTTGTGGAGTGCAAAATTAGATTGGTATTTCGCATTAGATAAAAGACATGAAACTATACATTGTGATAATCAAGAACCATACTATGATAATTTACCAGAATCTTTCAGACACGTATTACTACCTGGTGGAGATACTTGGACAGAAGACTATAAATTTATCAAAGATGCTTTAGAGTTAGAAAAACAAATGTTAGAAAGTCCAGATGATATGTATCACTTGTATCATATTGGTAAATCTTATTTTGATTCGATTGGTAGAAGTTTTGGTGATAAATTACCATATGGTGAAAAACAAAATGAACATTACCAAGAACGTATGATTTGGTATTTAAAAAAATTCATGGAAAAATCAGAACACGCCGAACTTAACTTTTATTGTTGTTATCTACTTGGATTGACTTACCAAGATAGAGAAGATTGGGATGAAGCTATGAAGTGGTTAGTTAAAGGTTACCATTATTGTCCAGACAGAAATGAAACCTTATGGGAAATAGTTCAACACTATTACAATACTGGTGAACATGACATATCTTATCGTTGGTCTAAGATAATAGTTAAAAATAAGTTTCCATTCCCAAACAGAAGTTACATACTACATTTTGAAATTTACCCAGACAAATCATTTAAAGCATACGATTGTCACATAGTTAATTGTTATTACGCTGGAAAATATCAAGAGGGTATTGATTACGCTAATAAGTTGTTAGAAAATCCAATGGGTGTTGACCAAGAAAATGTTCGACAAAATATTAGATTGTGTGAAGAAAAGTTGAACGTTTAGCAATATCAGAATATACTTATAATAAAGGTTATCTTATGAAAATACAATTTATAGTTACAGGATGGCATTTCAATCAAGAAAATACAATACAAGCTCTATATGATTTAAAAGAGATGAATGAAGACGTTAATGTCTTTTGGTCTTGTCATAGAGAACCACCAGAATCAATCAAAGGTAGATTTGATTATAGAGTATTTTTTAATGGTGGTGAAGAGTGTGGAGCTTTTGACCAAGCCGTAGACTTTCTTGATTTGGATGAAGAAGTAGTTTGTTTCTTTTTACACGATGATTTAATCATAAAAGATTTTGAGTTTATACAAATTTGTGTTGACGCTTTAGCAAGTGGTTATAAGGTTATTGGTAATGGTAGAGACTATGGTGATAATTTTGACCCATTCAAAAAAACAGAGATTGGTATAACAGAGCAGTTTGATGGAGCTTACTTCAAAGATTATGTCAAAGAAGAAAATCAACATATGTTTGATAAACAACGACCTATAGCTAAAGTTAGACCATCTTTTATTTGTATGACTGCTGGTAGTGTAAAAGAGATGGGTGGTTTTGAACCAAGACAAGAAGCATATATTCCACCACTAACTAAAGCTGATGAGTGGTGTCCTACTGATGAACCACATTACAGAGGTACAAAAGGTTTAGGTTCTTTTGGTAATCTATTTCCAGCATTAGTGTGTTATAAAATGAATGTTGTATTTGGTACTGATAAGATAACCTATTTAAGTGGTACATACGTTGATTCAAAATACATATATGAATGTCAACGTGGAGAAGTTTCAGAAATGCATCCAATGAGGGAATATGAGTAAAAAGAATTTACTATCTTCAGTTGCACACGAAGGTAGATATGTTACACAAATAGTTCATTTTAAAGAAGGTTATAGAAAGACCATACATGGAATAGATACGTTGTCAATAGAACAAGGACAATTTACTAAATTTAAGTGTAAAGATGGTCGTTATATAATGATAAATGATAATAATGTTTTAATGGTAGAAGTATTTTCGGAGGAAGATAATGGAAATTAGAGATACAATGTTACCAGTCTTAGGCCCCAAAGGTGGAAAAGAAGAGATAGAAGCTCTTACTCAAGTAATAGAGAGTGGATGGTGGGGTAAAGGCCCTAAAGTAGCAGAGTTTGAAGAGAAGTTCGCAGAAATGGTCGGACATAAATATGCTTGTGCTGTAACAAGTGCTTCACATGGTCAAGACTTGGTTATGAAAGCTATGGGATTTAAAGGTATTGATGTTATCAATCCAACAATATCTTTTATAGCTACAGCAATGATTCCGTTGTGGAATGACTATACATCAAATATAGTTGATGTTAAAAGAGACACATTGTGTATAGACCCAGAAGATGTTGAAAGGTATAAGAAACCTAATAGTGAAGTTATGATAGCAGTAAATGAAGCTGGTGTTCCAGCCGATTACGAAGCACTGAGAAAGGTTTTTGGTGGATTTATTCTTGAGGATTGTGCACATAGTTGTTGGACACCAGGAGCTGGTCAAGGTGGTGATGTAGCTGTTTGGTCATTTCAAGCAGTCAAGACAATGCCGTGTGGTGATGGTGGAATGATTACAAGTAATGATAAAGAATTAATTGAAAAGTGTAGAGAGATGACTTGGTTTGGAGTATCATCTACTTGGAGTAGAGCTAGTGGTGCTAGTGGTAAACCAGGTTATGCTTGGGATTATCAAGTGGACTTACTTGGTTACAAATATTATATGATTGATATAATGGCCGCTATTTGTTTAGAACAGATGAAAAAGTTACCATCTAATTTAGAGTTTCGTAGACACGTACAAAAAAGATACAACGAAGAACTAAATCCTATATTTGAAAGACCACCACATACAGAAACCGTACAATATTATTGTCCAAGGATTACACCTAAAAATGAACTTACAAGAGATGATTTGATTGATTACCTAGCAGACAAAAAGGTACACACATCAGTACATTTCAAACCACTTCATAAGTATACACCATTGGAACAAAATAGAGAATATCCAGTAGCAGATACGGAATGGTTGAAGTTGATATCTTTACCAGTTCATAACAGAATGGTTGAAGAGGATATTGATTACGTAATTTATTGGTGTAACAAATGGGCAGAAGAAGTCTATGAAACTAAGTAACACATATGCTATAGGATGTCACGTGATGTTCTATGAAATAGACATGGTTCCAGATTATATGGATAGTGTACTAGCTTCAATAGAACCAATCGAGAACAAAGAGAATGTTACCATTGATTTTTGTTTTAATATATCACAATACTTTGAGAAGATAGATACTGAACAAACAAGTAAAAAACTTCTCATAAGAAGATTTGAAAATTACATTGATGATATGAGACAACAAGGAGCTAATGTAGAATACTTTATATATGATGATGATGAAAGACCATATTTTATTGGTGACTATAGAAGACAATTCAATTCCAATTATTGTGTTGACCGAGATTTACTGATATGGGGTGAAAGTGATTGTTTAATGCCACGAGAACAATTTGTAGTTCTTGAAAATGTTGATAAGTATGCTAGAGAACAAGGTATAAATAAATTTGTATTAACATTTGGTATCAGAAAGATGTGGGATAAAAGTTGGGAAGTGTTAGAACACCCTTTTGTAGAAGGTAAAGAGTACCACGAAATGCATGAACCAGAAAAATGGAAAGATGACCCGTCAAGTATTTGGTATTCTATGGATAGTTCAGAAATGGATAAGATAAACAATATGTCAGAAGACATGGATGTTAGAGTTATAGATTATCCAAGATTCGATGGTAGTGGTTTAGTTATATCATCAGACTTAGTTCTTAATGGTTGTAATGTACCACCTGGTGTTTGGGCGTGTGGAGAAGATACAGCCTTTCAAAACTTAACTATGAGAATGATGGGTAAAAATTTCAGACAATTTGTAGTAAAAAACATACTGAAAGTACATAATAGAAATCATCCAAAGAAAAGAGAGTATGTCCAAGGAGAAGTGGATATGAAAAGTAATAAAGAAAAGAGAAAGTCTAATAGTAAATGGATGAATAACCATAGTATTTGTGAACACAATTTAACAATACTTGGTGACAACCAACAACCATTCAAAGATAGGATAGAAATAGATGGCTAGAAAATATCTACCAACAATAGCAGAACTGATAGATAGATTATCTATCGTTCAATTGAAAGAGGTTTTTATACCAGAACATAAAGAAGAATATGCTAAAGAGATTAAAGATATAGTTCATGATTTAAATGAACTAATGAATTGGGAAAAACCAAGTGGTGAGATGATAAGAGCCATTGTAGTATTAGCTCAAATGAATCTACACATATGGCACAATGAAACTAAATATCGAGCTGGTGAAGGTGATGGTAATCTCGGATTGACTCATGGACTAAATGGTATAAGAAATACTGCTAAAAATATCATACAAGATTCACTTGAAGAAGGTGGTAGAAAAGATTATAAAGTTGATTGTATAGCCGCAGAATTTAAAGACTGGGAGGTAAGTTGGGATGATTAGTATAGATGAAATACTAAAGGATATACCTGATAAAAGTGAGTATCCAAATACAACATCAAAAAAGTTTAAAAAAGACTTGTATAATTACTTTTCTGATAGTAAATTTAGGGGTGTTAAAGCGATGGAAATTGGTACTCATAGAGGACACACCACTAAATTAATGTCTCATTTGTTTGACAAGGTAATTACTATGAACATAAACGACAAAGGTGATGATTGGATTCCTACTCAAGAGGAAGATAAAAACATAACATACTTTGTGAATGATTCGTATAGTAACAGACCATGGCCAGGAAGAGGTATAGCTGGTTTTTGGAATGAAGAGATTGAAGAAAAATTTAGGGGTGTAGAAGTTATTTTTATTGATTGTCTAAGAGAGTACGAAAAAGTAAAAACAGATATAGCTAATTCACTCGAACTAAAACCTAAACAAGAAAAATACATCATCATAGAAGATTATGGAAATGAAAAGTTTGAAGGTGTTAAACAAGCGGTAGATGAAGTTTGTTGGTTTGGACACATGGAAATAGTAAAAGGTATCGGTTATCCAGCTGGAACACAACATGGAACAATGAAATATAATGATTGGGAGGCAGTAATATGTCGGACATTAAAAAAATAGGTATAGATGTTGATGGAGTTCTCAGAGATTTCTCTGGTGATTTATATGAAGTGGTAAAACGAGAACGACCACAATGGTTAAAACCTGGTGTTGATGTAATAACAGAATGGGATATGGAAAAGTGTTTTAATGCAACAAGAGATGAACTAAAAGAGATTTATTGGTACAGACACGTTGATGAACTATTTGGTAATGGTAAATCATTTAGTGGTAATGTTGAATTTCTAAGATGGATGATGGAAAATACAGAACACCAATTCTATTGTATCAGTTCACAGAAAAAACACGCTAGACACTATACTCTAAAGTGGTTGGGTAATCAACAATTAAATTTTGAAGAAGTTCGTTTTGTAAGAGGTGAAGAAAAATGGAAACAAGACGTTGACTTTTTATTAGATGACTCACCAGAAAATTATGATGCTTGGACTATAGGTCGTAGAGACAATGGATTTGTATTAATGGATACACCACATAATCAAAATGTTGATACACACAATAGAGTAAAAACAATGGAAGAGTTTTATGAGCGTTTCATTAAGTAAATCGGCTGTTATAGATTGTGAAGAATTTGTAGTAGGAAAAAATTCTTACATAGGGCCTAATGTAAAGATAACTTGTCGTAAGTTTATTGCTGGTGATTATCTTTATATGACAGAAGGAGTTGAAGTTGGTAGAGGTGGATGTAATGGTGTTCATTCAAATGTAACGATTGGAGATAATGTTGGTATATTTGAGAATACTATTATAAATCCAAACTCACCAGTTACAATAGGAGACAATACTGGTATAGGTTGTGATGTTCAGATATGGACTCATGGAGCTTGGTTAGATATAACACAAGGATTTCCAGCAGACTTTGGACCAGTTTCAATAGGTAAGAATGTGTGGTTACCAGCAAGGAGTATTGTTTTACCTAACGTAACTATTGGTGATAACGTAGTTATAGGAATCAATTCAATTATCAATAGAAGTCTACCAAGTGGTTCTTTCTCAGCTGGTTCACCTTGTAAAGTGATTAAAGAAAATGTTTATCCAAGAGAAGTTAGTGATGATGGGTTAAGAAGTATGGTTTGGAATATCATTGACGATTGGACAGAGTTAATGGAACACAAAATAAATACAACAGACATGGGTGTCAATTTTTTAGATACTAAAATAAGATACGAGAAACCAAATATTTTTTTGAATTATAATGGTGATGAGACTATTTATAATATAATAGACAAAACTATGGAAGGTAGTGATAATATAGTAGCTGAAGATTTAAGAGACTATCTTCGTAGACGTGGAATAAAAATATATAATGGTAAGGTTTTTAAATCAATATGAACTACACAGAACTTTGTACAAACATAAATAATTTATCAGAACCAAGTGCTCTAATAACAGAAAATTATAATGAGTTTGATACATCAAGTCAATTCTTTTTAGATTCTATAAAAACCATATTAGAAAATAATAATCTACATAGTGGTAGTTATATAGATTTCTTTTGTGGTAAAGGTGAGGTACTAAAGAAAATAAAATCATCATTCACGAGTACAGAAATGTTAGGTATTAATACTATAGCTTATGATACTTGGAGTGATGACACAATAAAGTTTTACAATAAAGATGTCTCACAAGTATTACAATTAGAGTCATATAAATTTGATGTTGCAATTATGTTTAATATCCACGAGTCTATTTGGCCAGGTAGACAAAGTAATCCTAAAGATAGTTTTATTACTTGGTGTAAAAACAATGCAGGATATTTACTAACAAATGGAAGACCAAAAACTAAGATAAAAGATATGACTTTGGTTGATTCCATTTCACCGAGAAAGCAAAAGTATAATATAAATTTGTATAAATGAAGTTTTTAAATTTAAATAAGGTTTTATGTCTATCAGCTCATCCAGATGATACTGAATATGGTGTGTTGGGTTCTATGATAAGTTGTGGTGATACACAATTTGATGTAGTAGTTTTATCAAATGGTGGTGACTTTGATGTTACTACTGGTAATTCGAGATTTGGTGAATGTCAATGGATTTGGGATAAACTAACTAATGTTAATGGTACTTGTTTAGAATTTACTTGTGTAAAAGATAGTCCAGAAGATTTTTGGGTTAATCATCTTGAAAACAATTTTGATATAAAAGGTTATGATGCTATATTATCTCTACCAAAACACGATTCACACTTTGAACATAGAATGGTTAATCACATATCAAAAGCTATGTTGAGAGGAATTAGTACTGGTCTAATAACATATAGAACACCATCAACATTAGAAGAGTGGATTCCAAATTACTATGTTGAAATAGATGATTTGTTATTGGACTCTAAGATACGAGACCTTAGAGATGGATTCTCTTCACAAAAAGATAAGTTGTATTTTCAAGAACAGAGTATTAAATCATTTCATACCAATTACCAATGTTCAAAAGTTGGTGTTGGTTATGTAGAACAATTTAGAATAGAGAGATTATACGGATGACATTAAGACATGGGGATATAAAAACACCAGTCTTCATGGAAGAGGCTTGTCACATTCCAAAGGGTTGGGGTAAAGAAATAATCATAGAGAACAATGAATTGTATTGTGGAAAGATATTAGTATTTAACAAGGGTTGTAAATTTTCAATGCACTACCACATGAAAAAAGATGAAACTTGGTGGGTAGAAGAAGGTCAGTTTAGGTACACGTTTATTGATACTGAAAATGCATTACCAACCACAATAACATTAGAACCTGGTTGGGTAGTTAGACAATATCCTGGTCAACCACATCAATTAGAAGCTTTAACAGATGGTAGAATATTTGAAGTATCTACACATCATGAAGATTCAGATTCTTATAGAGTATTACCAGGAGATAGTCAAACAGAAGTGTGGGAGAGTGTAGAAGAGTTTGAAAGAGATAATAATTTAGGAAATAAAGAATGAAAATAGGGTTTTTTTCTGAAGCTGGTTACCAAGGTGGTGTACCACGAAATCATCCAAATATGAGAACAGATGTAGCTTGGGTTTGTGCACTTGGAGCAGAACACGTACCACTTCCATTAGTTAGGGAAGTCAAGAAAGATACATTTGATGTTGGTATTGTTATAATACCTAAAAACAAAATGGTTGTTCAACAATTCAATATGATGGAAGAGTTGAAAAGAGTATGTAAAAAAGTATGTATAATGCAAGAGAGTACTTATTCCTATTGGCAAGATGATGAGATTGGTACACAAGTTTGGTACTATAATTGTTTACTACAAGCAGATTTGATATTTTGTCACAATGATGTTGATTTAAAATATTATCGTGGACTAACTCAAAGGAGATGTGAGTTATTACAAAGTGTTATGATTACAGATAACTTAGATGGAAATGATTCAGTACCATCTTGCGGTGGTGGTAGTAAAGATGGTGTAATTATTGGTGGTAACTTTGTTAGTGCTTATCGTGGGTTCGATTCTTACATAGTTGGTAAACAAGTAGGACTACCAATTTATGCTCCAACTACTGGTCGAATGAAGCCAGAAGAGAGACAACTTGATATAACTCATCTCGATTGGATGCAATGGTATCAATGGATTCACGTAATATCTAAATTTTATATGGGAGTTCAATTAGGAACACCATCGGCGGGAACATTTAATCTTAACCTATCATTTCATGGAATACCTTGTATTGGTTATGACCAAGTTAATCCACAAAAAGATTTACATCCACAAACTACTATTGAAGAGGGAGACCTAAACAAAGGTATTGAGTTAGCTATTAGACTAAAAGAGGATGTAGCATTTTACGAACAATGTTCAAGAGAGACAAGAAGATTGTTTGAACAAAAATACTCAGAGAAAGTATTTGTCGAAAAGACAATGAAAATATTGGAGTCGTTATGAAACAAATAACATTTGTTATACCAAGTAGAAATAATCTTGAACTACTAAAGTTATGTTATAAGTCTATTAAGGACTTAGGTAATGACCACCACATACTTGTACTAAATGATGCTAGTGTTGATGGTACAGAAGAGTGGTTGAAGAGTTTAGAAGATAAGAACCTACACGTCTACACAAATCCTGGACCAGATAGAGTTGGTATTGTTGGAATGTTTGACAAAGGAATTGAAATGGCATCAACAGACATCATATTTGCCTTTCATGCTGATATGGTAGCTGGTAGTCGTTTGGATGTACACATTTTACAATACTTGGAAAAGGGTAAAGTAGTTTGTGCTACAAGAATAGAACCACCATTACATCCAGAGGGAGTTGAAAAAGTTATATTAGATTGTGGTGTAGAACCAGAGAGTTTTAACAATGATAAGTTTCAAGATAAAGTTAAAGAATTACAAGGTAGATACGGCCCTAAAGATAGTGGTAATGATAGAACCAATGGTATATTTGCTCCTTGGTGTATGTACAAAGAAGATTACTTAGCTGTAGGTGGACATGATGAATTATTTGCTCCACAATCAAGAGAAGATTCAGATTTATTCAATAGATTTTTATTGAAGGGTTATGACTTGATACAATCTTGGGAATCATTTGTATATCATTTTACGAGTCGTGGTAGTAGATATAACAAATATTCTGGTGGTGATATTGGTAAAGACTCACCAGAATGGCAAATGACCAATCATAAGAACATGAGAAATTTTACTCGTAAATGGGGAACAATGGTACAACATGATGAATATATGTTACCAATAGTAACACCAAAGTATGATATAGCTTTTGTAGCTTATAATTGTACTAAATCATTATTGGGTCAATTAGAACCTTGGTGTAGTAAAATATATTTAGACTTGAGTGATTCAGATTGTATTGGTGAATATAAAAAAGAAGAACAACCGAATACAATAATTGACTTAGATGAAAAAATAAAATTGTATGGACATAGTAAAATATCAGAACTACATGATATTTGTGTGGAGTTTGATTGTAATGATTTAACAATGCACAATTTTCAAATACTAACTAACTTACCAAAGATACTTCGAGATAGTGGTGAGGTAGGAGAAATGGAACTTGAAATATTTAAGTTTTGGATTAAATCGTTAAACACATATGAAAAGGAATTGATAGTATGCGAGCATTAGTAACAGGTGGAGCCGGATTTATCGGTACAAACCTAATTAAAAGATTATTGAGTGATGGGTGGAAAGTTGTTTCATTAGACAATTATTCTACTGGATTTAAAACCAATCATTTAGATGGATGTAAGTATTATGAAGTTGAGTTATCAGATAAAGTTTCTATAGAATCTTTAGATGCAATAAGAGTAGCAAATCAGATACCAAAATTTGATGTAATATTTCATCTTGCAGCTTTAGCCAGGATACAACCATCATTTGACAAACCATCAGAAACATTTAGAACAAATGTTGTTGGTACACAAAATATTTTAGAGTACTCAAGAAAGTATGGAAATATACCTGTAGTTTATGCTGGTTCTTCTTCATCACATGGTGACATATATGCTAATCCATATACATTCACAAAGTATCAAGGTGAAGAACTAACTAAGATGTATAATAAGATATATGATACACCAACTGCTATATGTAGATTTTATAATGTGTATGGCCCACATCAATTAACTGAGGGGGAGTATTGTACAGTTGTTGGTATATTTGAAAGACAATTTAAGAATGGTAAACCATTAACCATAACTTGGGATGGAGAACAAAGAAGAGATTTTACTCACGTTGACGATATTGTTGATGGATTTGTTAGATGTGGTAAATCGTTGTGGATTCCTAATGCATATAATGCAAAGGTTAGTGGTGAAGAGTTCGAATTGGGTACTGGAAATAACTACTCTATAAATGAAGTAGCTGATGCGTTTGGTGACTACCCAAGAGAGTATATTGAAAAGAGACCAGGAGAAATGAGAAACACATTATGTACTGATACTAAAGCTCATGAGTTACTTGGTTGGAAACCAAACAAAGATTTAGTTGAATTTATAAAAAAATCTTACGTGGAATGAGTTTTGGTTTACTATTTATTATTGAAAGGTGATACGAAAAAGGATTTAATATCCGAATCAAACGTTTTAGGAGAAGAGAGTTTTGGTAAATTTTATCCATCACATGGATTTGAAGCGTTATATAAAATTATTCACAATGACCCAGAGTCACTTACAGATAGTAAAATATTAACAGATATGGGTAAAGAACTAACACTCACTAAATTTTTCGACACAATAGAAAAACTAAAAATACAAAAAAACACTTGACATTTATGAATTTATTTCGTAATATACATAGGGAGAAAGATGATGTCTAAGTATAATTGGGATGACTACGAAGCTCTCGAAGAGGAAATGTTCGAAGAGAATACAAAATCTCTGAAAACAAAGAAACCAAAAAAGTCTTGGAAGGAGGCTAAAACAAAACGTGAGAATAAACGAAATAATGGGTTTAATAAAAAGCGTAGTAGTAGGTAGTTTTTTACTTGTCGTAGGATGTGATACTCGATATGGACCAGACTACGATGAGGTGTTTTTTGACATAGATGTAAGATTACCATTGGACGAAAATGGTTACTACCATTTACAAATGGATAGAAGTGGTTGGCAAACACTACATAGAATAAGTGGTAGTGTTTATGTAGAAGAAGGTCCAGTGGAATTAATAAGATTTAATTGGTATAGTTCACACTATTGGTACATAGGTGACACACTTGGTTATGTTGTAGAGTTCGGATTAACGGATGACTTAGAGTATGTAAGTTACGACACAAACTATGTTACTTGGTTCAATGGTTCAGAAGTACCAACAACAAATTGTTGTAGTTATAGTAATTCAGATGGAGAAGTAAATAATATGATAGCACCAGTTCAAAGTATGATTGGAGACACTATGACAATTAGTTACACATATAGAGATTATTCAAGTAATCTGAACGAAGGAGAAGTTCAAATTGTATTAGATTAGGAGACAAAGATGAAAACAGCTAAGTACTTTACAGCTACATGGTGTGGCCCATGTAAAGCATTTAAACCAATAATGACCGAAGTAATGAACGAAGGTCATTCAGTACAAATACTCGACATAGACCAAAACAAAGATATAGCACAACAATATAATGTTAGGTCTGTTCCCACTACAGTTATTGAAGAAAATGGTGTAGAAGTTGATAGGTTTGTTGGTGGAATACCAAAACAATCAGTAATTCAGAGGTTATCATGAAGTGGGTGTTAGTTAATAAAGCAGATGAGATAGTTAGTAAGTGTGAGATAGCAAGTGGTGTTGGTATTACTGGTGCTAAAACATATTTTATGGGTATCAAACAAATGGAAGAGAAAGAGTTTGATAAGTTATGGAAAGTGATGAGTGAAGACCATTACGATACACAAAGAGATTTAGCTAACCGACAAGGTAAACAATATGAGTGGTGGAAGGATGACCAAAGTTATTTAGATATTGACAAATGATTGTTAAAGAAGAAAAATTAAAAACACAAGAAGGTGGTGTGTTTGGTTGGATTGTAGATGAAGTTATACCAAGAAGTGTTTGTCAACAATTGATAATGTTAGGTAGACCAACACTAAAACCATCTACTACCTTAGAACCACTTAGAGAGGGGTATAGAACAAGTTCAAATACTTTTCTACATTACAATGAAGGTATGAAACCAGTAGATGATGTAGCTAAAATAGTTACTGATTTGATTGAAGTACCATTAGAAAATTGTGAAGGTATGCAACTTGTACATTATAAACCTGGTCAATACTATAAACCACATCATGATTATTTTCAACCAAATAGTAGTTATTGGGATAGAGAAATTAACAGAGGTGGTCAAAGAACATGGACAGCTTTTTTGTATCTCAATGATGTCAAAGAAGGTGGTACAACAAACTTTCCATACATTGATATGGAAGTTAAACCAAAAGCTGGTAGAATGGTTTTATGGATGAATATGATAAATGGAAGACCAAACAAAGATAGTTACCATGAAGCTAGAGCACCAAAGAATTGTGAAAAATGGGGAGCAAATATATGGGTGAGAGAAAAGAAGTTCACTTAACAGAAGAACAAACAAAAGAATTACAAAAATTAGCCGCTGAGATGGAAGTTGAAGCTATCAAAATGAGAGCTGATTACGAACAGAATCCACAACCAGAAATGGAAGGAATGGTAGTATCAGTTCATCAAGATAGTGTTTTACTTGATGATGAATCAGTAAAACTTGATACGGATGTTGTAGTTGAATTAAAGAAAAAGGAAGAGGATAATGAATAAACTCATAAAGATAATGAAAGAAGTCGAAGAGTTCATAATGGGTTCGGTAGATAATAGAAGTGGTGACGATAGAAGAAAGAAGAGACCACGTAAAAGAAAGAATGAAAAACGAAAAACACAAAGGAGAAAATAATGTGGTATGAAGCATTATCAACGATAGGTTGGATTTATGTAGGTGTTGTTGTCGGTGGAATGTCAATGATGTTTGCCATTAGTATATTAAATGGTTCTAAACAAGGTGACTTAGAAGCTGAAATAATAGACTTACGTGTACAAAGACAAATGTTAAAAGAAGAGATTTTTAGGTTATCAAAACCTAAACCAAAACCTCGTCAAAAACGTAGACCATATCGGAGACAACCTAAAAAGACAAACTAAATAATATCGGAAAGTTTCTCTAACTAATATTTATATTAGAGTAAAGGAGAAAATACTTGGAAGTACCACACTATATCATGGAATGGTTATCTTGGATAGTTGGAATACTTCTATTTTACATAATAGCTAAAATATGGTGGGAAAACACATGAATCAAGCCGATAGAAAAGAGTTTGAATTGATACATAATAAAATAGATGATATCAAATCAGATATTGACGAGATGAAACAATCAATGTCAATGGCTCATGGTAAGACAGAAGAATCACTTAGATTCTTAAAGGAAAACCTATTCAACCCACATGAAGGCTTATGGGCTGAAACCAAACTCAACACACAATTCAGAGATAACACGAGTAAGTGGAGAGGTATTGTCGGTGTTGGGTTTGTTGCATTAATAATAGACAAAGTATGGGAGATGTTAGGTGGATAAGAAAGTTTTAAAAGAGGTATCTGGTAGTAGAGAAGATTACCACATACAAGACCAAAAACATGCTATCAATCAACAATTGGTAGACATAATAAAATTTAGACAAAATAAGAAATGGTTTATTAGTATAACTGTAGTAGCTTTATTTTCATCTATACTAGCACTTATGATTTATTTTATGAGTGCAGGTGTTGATGTTGTCGGTGGATGGAAAGAAATTCTACTCTTAATGTTAGGTGGATTCGTTGGTTCGTTCGCAAAAGTCATTGACTTTTGGTTCAACAACGCTGAAGATGACGTAAAATTATTGGAGCATGCAGATGATTAAATTAAAAGAAATATTAAACGAAGGAAAATCCGTAGATGGTTGGGTTTTTGTAAATGGTTGGGAAAAAGCCATGGACATAGTACTCGGAATGGGAGCTTGGAGTCCTCATCTAAGGAGAAAATATAAAACAGACCCAGTTGGATACACCAACTCAGACATTATGGGTAAAGTACCAAAGAAATGGGAAGACAAAACTTGGTTTGGATTTCATGAACAAGCAATGGATTCTGCTTTTACTGGTCATAACAATTGGTCACGACCTATGATGTTAAATTGGGCTGGTGATGGTAAATTAATTGTTAAGATACTAAAGAAAGCTGGATTCAAGAAAGTTACTGGTGGTAAAGATACATCCAAAAAGATTGAAATACATCCAGTAGGGCCAAAACCATATACAGATGTTAGTCTTGTTCCAGATGGATTCTCTACACATGGATACCCTAAAGACTAAGATGATAAAGTTAAAAAACATATTAAACGAAAAGCAAGAGATGGGTGGAGCTTACATTGAGAAGATTCGTTTGTTAACTGATAGAAACAATCATACAATGGCTAGATTAGAATTAGCTAAAATTGTTGGTAGTAAACAACACGTAAAATTCTATCAAGGTGTAATGGACATACAAGATGTAGTAGGACACTTACCAAAAGGTCTTTCTGATGTAAGACATGATATGGAAAAACCATTCATGAATCTACTGAAGAAGAAGTTTTCAAATTTTGACATAATCTACAGCGTATTATAGGAGAATAAAATGTGTGGATGTGAAAACTGCAAGTGTGAATCTTGTGAATGTAACTGTTGCGATTGTTAGGAGACAATGATGATTAAATTGAAAAAATTAATAAAAGAAGGTACACCTGGATTTGAAGGTAGAAAATTTGGTGACTCTTTACCAACACTTCAGAGTATTATGCAAAACCATAATAGTGATAAAGAAGAAGTAAAAGAAGAAGAGTCATTGGTTGAAAGTAATATCAAAGTAGTTCCAGAAGATAAGATAACATCTAAAATATGGAGACAGATGAAATATGACCTAAGAGACCAAATTGATGAGTTAGTCAAAGTTGGTGAGGACTATGGTGTATTTCAGAATGCTCAAGGTACTCATAAGATGTTGAAACAAATCAAAAGGATAATGGATAAAATCTAAATCCTATGAAAAAAATGTCAGATAAAGAAATGTTCGATTACTTATTGTACATTAAGAAGTACAAACCAGAAATCTGGCTAGATTTACAAGGTAACAAAAAAGTTAAAAAAGTTATGAACAAGTTTGAATCTGTAAATGAAGGTATCATGGATACTATTAATAGTTTCAACGATAGTATGAAGAAAGAAATATTTTCTATTGGTAAAAGAGATAAGAAGATGGGATTAGAGTTAGCTAGACTCTACAAGAAATATTTTATAGAGTTCTCTGTTAGGATGAAGAAACTTACGAAAGATTCAGAATTAATCGAAACAAAGAAGAGAGATTCAAGAGGTACATTGAGAGACTACAAGAAAGAATATAAAAAATATGGTTCTTCCACCAAATCTAAAAAATATAGAGCAGAATTAAATAAGTACAATCGTAAGAAAGGTACTTATGGAAATGGTGATGGTAAAGATGCATCACACAAAGGGGGAAAAATTGTAGGGTTTGAATCTCAATCTAAAAATAGAGGACGAGCTGAAAAGAGTCGTTTGAAAAAATGAAGTTAGAAGATGCTTTAATTGTTGGTGTAATACGAGACCACACTTGTATACATTGTGGAAATATTGTTGACGAAGATTTAAGAAATTGGTTTAAATCCAAATGGGTTAATATTGGTAAGAAAGACAAGAGTGGTAAACATCCAGCTTGTGGTACGAGTGGTGACAAAAGAGGATATGCTAAATGTGTACCTGCTTCAAAGGCCGCTTCTATGACCAAAAAAGAAAAGGAAAGTGCTACGAGAAGAAAGAGAGCGGCTCAAAACAAAGCTGGACGTGGTGGTAAAAAACAACATGGACAAGGTAGAAAACCAGTGAGTGTTTCTACACATACAAAACGTAGTGGTAAAAAGAGTGGAACTGGTAAGGGTAGTTAAATGATTAAATTACAAGATATATTATTAGGAGAAAACTACAAAGAGTGTCCACCAGCAACAAAAGACGTAGAGTTAAATACAAAGAATAGAGACTCTACTACTAAAAATTTTAATTATGGGCCTCAAGATGTAGACAACCCAGGTGATTATTGGGAGAAAGTAGCTAAGAAATGGAATACCAAACCAGAGAATGTAAACAAATCTCTATGTGGTAATTGTGTAGCTTTCGATATATCACCAAGAATGTTAGAGTGTATGCCAGGAGAGGTATCTGATGACTCTGGTAAATTAGGGTATTGTTGGATGCATCATTTCAAGTGTCACTCCC